TTATTCGAACGTATATTCTGACGCCGGAAGATTAATGCTGCCGTAGCTGGAAACCACGCCTTCAGACCTGAGTTTATCCATAGCTCTATTAAATATTTTACTTTTTTTGTTTTCAGTCGCGTTAAGCATGTTATCGCCAAAATGGGGATTGGATTGAATGATGTGATTGATAAATTCAATGAGCAACTTATTTTGCATAATCGTTGAGGGCGTCGCTATATCTTGCTCCTCAGATAAATGTAAGGTTTTTTCAGAAAGTTCGAGAGGGCGACTGCTGATGGTATGTTCATAAATTTTCTCAATCGCCTGACTCGTGATGTAAAGCTTACTCAGCGTGATGGTTGGCCTCTCATCCTCGTCGGGTATGAAGTGGCAGAAGAGGACATTGGTGGCCGGTGATATGATGCTTATCCTCTGCTCAGTAATAATGTCTTCAGGTGTTTCTAAGATCTCCATCAAATTTCTCGTGTGGCAGTACCATAAGCCAGAGACGGAAACCCGGAGTTTTAGCTGGGTAACAGGTATACCATATTGGGCTTCCTGATTTGCTTCACTATCATTAAATTTAAAAATTTTGTTAATTTTTGAATGCCGTGACCACGATCTTTCGCTTATGCTCAACTCATCAATATTGGGGGCGTTAAGAAAATAGAGATTATTACTGCTCTGGTCATGTTGGAACGCACCTTTTAATGTTCCGTTAGTTTTACCTACTTTTATGCACAGGCTTATCGCGCCAATATCATGCCAATGAAGCAGATCTTCTATTTCACAATTCAATAGTTTTTTAGCGCGAGATATTGAACAGTATTCCAGGGGGGGAAGATTGTTTAGTTTCCATATGTTTCTTTCTTTTCTTTCCATGGTCTATATCATCTTATGAAAAATAGGGGGTTATGGTTTTCTTAAATTGACCTCTATCGACGTTGCGACGATTTCGATTCATACAAAATATTTATCAAAACAGATATTCTATATCAATTGTTGATAGCGGAGTGCTATGTTGAATCCGGTCAGGATATTATCTCTCCTGTATGCTATCAGCTTTCCTGTAATAATTAAATGTATCGCTGCTAAAAAATTAGCATGCTCATTCATCTTGCTGCGGATTGATTGTTTTTGATTATTTTATTGATGAATTAAATTCGCGGTGATTATGTGAATTACTAATAATTCAGGAGGCGGGTAGTGAATTAATAAGCGGGTGATTTATCGAACGCGAAACCTGCTCGAAAAACGTCTGTTAGCCGATGTGAATGGCGATCGGACAGACGAGGGAGCGCCGCCATGGGTCAGGCCTGTATCGTGTAACTGCTTGTTTTGATGCGGGCTCGTGCGAAAAGAATCCTGCTATATCTGCCATAAGCAAAACAGAATCTGCCCTGCGGGAGTCACGCTGGCGTACGGTGGGGAGCATATTTTGAAAGTAGGGTGGGGTTATACCCCACCCTACTGTTGTTACTTTTTCACTGCGTTTTTGGCCGCAGTTTTTGCGTTGTCGCAGGCTGCCTGGTTTTTAGCACAGGCGTCTTTGGCTGCTTTTGCTTCTTTCTGCGCATCCGCTTTCGCCGTGGACTTAGCCTGGGCGCACTGCGTCGCGTTATTCTGGCAGGCTGACTTAGCCTTTGAAACGACCTGACCATTTGCCGCGCTGGCAGCGCCACAAGCCATAAGCGCACAGATACCCAGTGCCATTGCGAGTTTTTTCATCATATCTATCCGTATAACCAATTTAGGTAAGGCAACAGGCTGTCCGCAAGTCCCGTACAGAACCCGATTCTTGTCGCAGACATCCTGCCGCAATATGAAGCGGATGGCTGAGAAGATAGCCTTTCATCCGCCATAAACCGCCGGACGCGCTGCTTTTAAGCAACGCTGATACTGAAAGAACAGCAGTTCAGCGCATCCGGCAGCGGCAAGAATACGTGACGGCAGGGATTTATCTACCGGCATTGTTTTGCGAATCGTAACGCAAGGAAACAATCAACAATGATAACTACTGTGAATGATAGGGTTTAATTTATTACATTGATTTTAAATGAATTTATATTTATTGATGGGAAGTCAGGCCAGGCAAAAATATGAAAATCGCTGCGCGAGAAAAATATTCCCCCTCGCTGGCAAGCAATGCCGTGACCCGCTCTGATGCAATTCTGACCAATAATTCAGCCAGGCTGTAGGGCGCATCAGCGTCGGGGAAAAAGATATTGCGGAAGGCGCGCGGTTCACCCAATGGGAGCCTTAAGGTGGATTAACTATAATTATCGACAGCACGGATAGTTCAGAGCGTCAGTGTGTCAAAAGCTTACGCTGGGCTCCGTAGCGAGGGGCACTCGTTATAAACGGGTAGCACAAATGGCGGGAGTGCGGAAATGGAGCGCATATGAAGATAAGAGAAGTACTGATGACTATTGCTGTGCTGTATCCGGTAGCGGGGTACTCCGCGAGTTTTGATTGTCAGAAAGCGACGCAGGCGGATGAAAAGGCTATCTGCGCTAACCGGAGCCTGAACGATATGGACGTGGCGATGGCGACGAAGTATGAGTTTCTGCGGGGGCTTTTTCCAATGGGGACGCGTGGCGAGATGATGGACGCACAAAAAACATGGCTCCATAGCCGGCAGAAATGCGGCAGCGACAGCCGCTGTTTGACGAAATCATATGAAGACCGGCTACAGCAACTTGATGAGATCTATGCAGGAATCGATAAACCTCTGTGATTCATCTGCTTCGGGGCTGGCGTTGTTCTGCGGTGGTGATGATTAAACGAATGCTGTGAACGGAGGTGAATAATTCAAAAGTGTCCCCTGCATACATCTAACCTGATGTGCAGGGGGTTGAAATGGATGATGTTTTTTGCGTGTGAAAAATATTTTACTCGTTGCTTTACCCATCGGAGCGGGACAGAAGCCTTTTTTTGAAATCGCAGTGCTCGCTAAATAACCACCTTGCTCGACCATGTATAACCCTGCTTTTAGCGAGGTCACCTGCTTTGATTCGCTTATATATGAAACTTTTGCTGAAGCCAGTATCGGCCATGATAAATTTCAAATCAACAAGGCTATCAGGTTGCATTTCATGTTTCATTTTGAGACTCCCGAAATTATCCGGTGCTTACCACGTTCTTCAAACTCTTCCTGGCAGTCAGCGCAGCGCTGACAGCCCGCCACCAGTTCCCGGCGCCGCTCGGGGATCTCTTCACCGCAGTCGCGGCGGTGAGTAGCCGAAACTGCGTTGTGGTTGATGCGCATGTTCTGGATGGTTATTTCCAGCCGGCGCTCTGCCAGCTCGTTGGCCTGATCGATGAGTTCTGCGCTCATGCTGCACGCTCCATTTCTTCCAGACCGACACGAACCGCATTCAGGATGCGATCGAGATATTGGTATTTCGGATTGGGTACACACGGCCATCCGGCATACCAAGGGTCGTCGCCAAACAATTTCAAAAGCTTGTCCCCAACGATGAAATCACAGCAGTTCGCCTTCACATCCTCCGCATTTTCGGCCTCTATCCACATTTCACGGGCATCACCCTTATCAATTTCCTGCTCGCGGCGAAGCTTGATGATTTGCGATTTAACGAATTCAAGGTTGGCGTCGTTATCATCGTCTACCGAGCTTTCAAGCCGGGGAGCTAAACACCCGATAAGGTAATCATTACTGACGCGCTTTATGAACGCTTGCACAGTGTCACCGCCCATCGCAAACCATGCGCCAGTCCATGCCTGCCCGTAGCAGGTGACAGTGATTCTTCCCTTCCCCGGCTCGTAGTTTTCAATCATCACCCTGACAGGGTCGAGGCGCTCAACATCGGAAATGGTAAACGCTAGAACATCACTTTTTTCTACCTTCATGATTCCACTCCATACCGCCCATTCATGCGGCCAATAACGCTGACAAATTTCACCAGGCTGACGCCCATCGGCTTTACCTTCTCGTAGTGCTTTCGAAGGATGGGGGGGCATACAGCGTTCCACTTCGGTTTAGGCTTTACGCTCATCGCTTTGGTTATCTCTTCTGCGCAGCGGCGAGCCTGGGCGCGGAGAGCGTTTTCTTTTTCTTCTGGCGTCATGCTGCCTCCCGTTTGGCTATCAAGCGGGCGCCAAAATTCATCAGAGCGTCGCGCTCTACGGTCGTGAACTGGCAATGGGTGCGCGGGTAGGGATGCCAGATAATCAGCATTGACCCTTTGTTGTTGCCGCTTACCGGCTTTCCGGATACCGGATTGATGAACGCCAAGCGGCCGCCGACAATGAAACGTACCTCACTGGCCGTCTCGATAGCCTCACGGAACCAGCCGACGGACGTATCAGCCGGGACCAGCATCACCGTGCCGATCTGGTTTTTAGATTCATCAGCTGCTTTCTGAACAAACGGCGTGATGTCGCTGTATGGCGGGTTCAGCCAGACGTAGCCGGGAATGCTCAGGTAATCAGCCCATGGCGTTTCAAGCGTGTTCTGCTCTTCCGTGATATAGCGGTTGCACAGCGCGTTATCAGCTGAGGCTGCCGCGTCCAGTGTCAGGCAGAATTCAGCATCCAGAGCGACGAACAGAGGGATCGGCGTTTGCCACAGGTTTCTCTGCTCAACCGGAGTTTTGCTTCCGCCATAATCACCCGCAGATTTTTTAACTGGCAACGCGGCAGCAATACGCTCTCCGATCCAGCGCATAACTGGAACAGCCATGCTATTGCCGATAGCGCGATAGCGTGGGCCATCCGGGCATTCAGTCGCTTCTTTCCCGCGCCATGAAATCTGTGTGTGGTTATCAGGGAAGCCCTGCAGGCGCTCGCACTCGACCGGCATAAGGCGGCGAACTTGCATTCCCCATCCGATAGCACCAACACCCATACCTGCGCGGTCGCCATTTGGTGTTAAAAGCGCGTTGGCAACGCCATCATTACGGACTTCAACCGTAGACCCTTCATTGCGACCACGAATAGCAAGGGTGAATGGCTCAGTAAAAATGGCATTTTCCTGCCCGTTATTGCGTCCAAGCGTATGCGCCAGCTCCAGATTAGTGTCAGGGTCCTGAGTACCATGTACGGCGAAGGTCTCGACGTCGAAATCAATGCGCTGTTCTTTCGCAGTCAGGCAGGCGGCAACATCGATGTTTCCCCCTGTATTTCCGCCACCGAAAGCAATTACAGGAACTCCCCGACCGGTGCCGTCTTCGCTCCCATCAAATCCTTCTGCTTTCAGCGTGTGACTGATGTCTCCGTTGGCGCACTCGGCGATGATGTGTCCTGCTTGTGCCTGATTGTCGTCTGCGCCACACGTTCCAACGCCTCGCGCAGTAAGGGCGGCAACTGCCGTTTGCGGTTCTCTGCTCGGCGGAGTATCCCGGCGCACGCCTTCGGACTCAAAAAGTACTTGGCCGGGATCGAATCCTTTTCGAGCACTTGCGACAACGAACACACGCTTGCGTCGTTGGGCCACTCCGAAATATTGGGCGTCCTTGACGATCCAAGCGATTGTCCTTTGGGGTCCATACACACAACCAGAGTGCGTCCATTTTCCCCCTGCTGGCTCAAGTTCACAGCTTTCTCCGGCAAGTCCTGCCAGAAAACAACCAAAGGCGTTGTCGTGGCTTGTGAGGACGCCGGGGACGTTTTCCCACACGAAGATTGATTCTTCTTCTCCGCGCTCGATGCGCTTGTCGTCGATTGCATTGGCTAATTCCACATATGAAAGGGTTAACTGACCGCGGGCATCTGCAAGCCCATAACGCAGACCTGCAATGCTGAACGCCTGGCAAGGTGTGCCGCCGACCATCACATCCGGAGCCTGCACCTTTCCAGCGCGAACCGCAGCAGCGATTTTTGTCATGTCGCCGAGGTTGACGACTTCGGGCCAGCGTTCAGCCAGTACCGCAGACGGGAACGCTTCAATTTCAGAGAACCATGCCGCCTTCCATCCGAGAGGCTCCCAGGCGACGGTCGCGGCTTCAATGCCGCTGCAAATAGATCCGTAAATTAGGGGGGTATTTCCGCTCATGCCACCACCTTCTTACTGTTCATCAGCTCAGCCAGACGCTGAGCCTTTAATGGGTTTTTGATTACGTCGCCGCTTGGGGCGATCCATCCCCGACGATTGATGGAATAGGGAAGAGTGATACTTCCTACGGTGATTCCGTCGTGGTTAGTTTTCATTTCCACTGTTCCCCGAAGGTGAAGCCGATCTCCGCCAGCGATTCGTCCATCTTCTCGATGAACTCCGGCACCATTTCGTTGAAGTCGGACATGTATTTGTCGTCGCGCTCAACAACCACGTGATGAATGCCTTCTCGCTTCATGCGAGGGTCATAATTCGCGAAATACCAGGCGTCCTTCCCGGTTACCCACATGCTGAATTGCACCTGGGCCATGTAAGCAGATTTGATAGCCTCGAAGCCGCCAAGCCTGAATTTCATGAAGTCGCGAGAGGTGAAAGGGCACTTCAGCTCAAGGCCGCGGCCATCACTGCACAGGCCGTCAGGTGAACAGGCGGTGCGCATTCCTTCGTCGCGGAAAAGGATCGGCGACTCGGTTACCTGTACGTCAGTGGTGAACTCAAACAGTGTGCGGGCGTCGTCCTCGTACTGTTTCCCCCAGGCCAAAGCTTTGGCGTTAACTTCCGGCGCCGCGCCGGTGCAAACCTCTGCGAGTAGCGTGTGGAAATAGGACATTTTCATGTCAGTCCACTTTGTGCCAGATCTCGGTTTTGAAATGACGTTGTGAACTTCTGAGGCGGTTATGACGCCAAGGCGCAAGCGGTGCCAGGCTTCATCGCCCTGTTCAACGCGGGTAACGTCAATGCCGGTGCGTGCAAGGATGATTTCAGGTGTCATGCGGCCGCCTTATTTTTCAGAAATCCGAGAGCCTTAACCGCCTCTTCTTGAGTCAGTTCTGATGATTCACGAATGTCACGGCGGAATATTTTTGAACACAGGGGCAGCAGGTCGTCATCCCATGTCTTATTCATCGCGATAAGAACGTCGTTAATCTCTTTGATGATTGCTGTTTCTGCCGGGGTAACATCGCGTTCTGGCTGGCCATGTGCGGAAAAGTTAATACCTTCTTCGCTTTCGGTGTTCACGTGGTCTATAGCCGCGTCCAGGCGCTCACGGCGTGGCCAATATTTCGCAGCCTGTTTAACAACCGTCTTGAGGATCATCTGTTCTTCGTCTGTGACCCACGGGCATGATGTGACTTTGTTCTTGTAGGCTTTCCATGCTTCTGAGCGGTCTCGAATCGCGTAGATATCAGCAATACGCATCGTATGAGTCAGGTAGTCGCCGTCATCGCTTTTGATAACGACGTAGGCGCCTACAATGTCGCCGCGCTGTTCTGCGGTATCGAAATCGTTGTAAATATGAACTGGTGGCTTATCCAGTCCTTCGCGGTGAAACTGATCGTTCTTACGGACAATTGCCGACTGGCACCACTTGATAGCCCCGGATTGCTGCGCAATGTGCATCAGGCCCATGTAGCTGATGTCGAGACAGATAGCCCCTTTGCGCGGCACCAGATAAGCCAGCTTCTGAGCCGGGTTAAGGGACACGCCAATCCCGGCGACATTCATTACTGCGCTTCTGGTGCTTACCGGGTTACCGATTGCGACTTTAGCCAGATAATCGTTATTGGCGAAAATCTGCATCGCGAACTCAGATTCCCGCCTGAAATTGATAGAGGGTTCAGAGCAAACCTGCTCAAATTCAGCCTTTAGTGGATTCACCAGGCTAAAAACCTGTTCGATGAGTTGAGTAGCCATTATTGCTCCTCTTCAATGTTGAGCTGATGCCGGGCGAGAACTTCAACCATGTAGCGGACGTTAGCTGCCATCCGTTCCTGGAACTCCACGTCATCGTCGAATGCGCGGCTAATCGCCTGTTTGCTGGCGCCGCGGCGTTGAAGTTCGTCAATGCAAAGCGATTCCAGCAACCGGAGAGGGAGACCTTTCTCCATGTCATCAGCGAGCTCAGATTCTTTCTCTTCGCGCGCCAATTTCTGGTAATGCTGGTTCCAGGATTGCTCTTCAATCCGGTCCTGAAAGTGATAAGCCGCCATAAACACCTCAGTAGCTGATCCCGGTATGTGGGATATTTCCGTCTTTAATCGCAGTCAGGACTTCAATCGCCTGATCGCGGGATAAGCTGGTATTGGCCAGCAAAGCCTTGACGATTTCAGTACCGACAGTTTTGCGGTGCTTAACGTCGGCTTCGCGGCGCGCCTGCTCATCGGCTTTGCGCTTCTCCTCAGCCAGGCGGGCCTGTTCGCGTTGTTCTGCTTCGCGGCGGATGCGGTCGGCTTCTTCCTGTGCTTTGCGGCGCTCTGCTTCGATAGCGGCCTGCTTGTCAGCCTCAGCTTTCTGCTCGGCTGCAATGCGATCTCGCTCTGCCTGCTCAGCTTGTGCTTTCAACACAGCTTCACGATGCGCCGCTTCTTCACGTTCACGCTGTGCGCGCTGCTCAACTTCGCGGGCTGCTGCAGCTGCTGCCAGTCGCTTAATTTCTTCTTCATAGGCAATGCGCTGGCGCTCAGCCTCAGCTGCTTTATCTGCCTGCTCACGGTCGAAAGCGTCATTCATCAACAGAGCCATTTCGTGGTCCACTTCAACCTGCTTTCTGAGGGCTTCGAGCGCTGCTTTTTGCTCGGCTTCAATGCGCATGCGCTCTTCTTCAGCAGCCTTCTCCGCAGCAATTCGAGCCTGCTCTGCTTCCCATTCATTCAGAGGGCGGCGCACTTCATCTTTCAGCGCATCGAGACGTTCACGGACAACGCGGCGGCTTTCGTCGATTTGCTTTGGCAGAGCCTTCAGCTCAGCGACCAGGTCTTTGCCTGCGTTGTCGATGTAAGTTTTAGAGCGCGCAACCTTGTGAGCCATGGATGCGATGGCGTCACGGCCTTTTTTGGTGGTCACGTCCGGCACCAGACTGCGAGCCTCTTTTTCGATTAGTTCGATAAGCGGGTCGAGCTGGTCGTTATTGGTGAAAACCGCCATCGCGTTCTTTTTCTCGATGACGACTAAATCCATTATTTCGCTCATGGTTTCCCCTGAAATTTGGTTGTGAAACGCCCGGCACCGTAATGGCTGCCTGAAGTTTGAATTTGCTGTTTATCGTTTAAAAAGGTCGTTGCAATGGGCCATTGCCAAATTGCACTGTTCTGCTGTGAACCAGCCAAAATGGCATTCTTGCTGCGGAATACCCATCTTGGACGCAAGCCATTCATACGCCTCAGAGCGCGACATCACGCCAGTTCTCCAGATCCTTTCAAACGGCTCTTTGCAGAGCTTTCTGGCTTCACGGGTTCTTTTATCCGCGAGCGTCCCTAATGGGATTGCTGTAAATGGATGAAGGCCTACATATGCGCCGCATCCTTCGCAGAGGTACATATAAGGCCAGTCGCTATAATTCCGGCCATATACCTCTTCGTGAGTCGCTATCTTTATTCGGCTATCGCATAAATGGCATATCGTCGGAACTGGCAATGGGTTTTTAACCCTTGCCGTTGCCTTTCTGCTTGGATTCAATGGGGTTTTAATTTCCACCTTTGCCTCCATTACTCAGCGCATTCCCAAGCCCGTTCAGATAAACTTCAACCAGCAAGTCGGTTGTGTAAGTGCGCTCAATCCCGCGATGCAGGTAGAGGCGGCCGCGTTTATTTGCCGATGCTGTCCAGGTGCTTTCCCGATGCTTAACGAGCATCCCTGGGAGAACGGCGCCGCGGTTAACGGTCTGTGTCCCGTAATGATGACTAACCATTGAACACCCCCGTAACGTGCAGGATTTTGATAATCAACGCTGTCCAGATAACGCCGCAGATCAGCAGGCAGTAAATCAGTGAACGAATACCTTGTTTGCTCATTTTCCACCCCAGCACGGATAGCTAACTGCGATAACAGCAACCAAAATCGGAACGACCTTAAACCAAAAATTACGCCATGCAGGCTTGTCTTCTTCGCGGATCATCTCTTCACCTTTGCCTTATCGCGGCTAACGGAGCGTTGTTACCTATTACCGGCGCCAACGTTGTTGTTTGGATGAAATGATAATACGCCGGGTATTATTATTTATCAATACCGCCGGTATTATATTGTTTTATAAAAATACCAACGGTATGATTTTAAAGTTAATTTATTTTTCTAATGCGTGATGCAGAGTACAAAAATTCGTCATAGATGTGGTTGTTGACTTAATGGTGTGGGGGGAGGACTGTGTAACTTTCATCGCTGGCTAGGTGGTGGTAGGGGAGGGGCAATAAAAAACCCGGCGCGGTGGCCGGGATTTTTTTTGGGGGCTCTATTTAAAGACTCTCTCAAGGGCGCTTTCATATTGTTCTTTTGTTTCACACATTGATGCCATGCCAATGATTTTACCAATATGACGGCGAAGAGCTTTAACTCCAACATCTGACAGAAACATATGAATTTTGTCTCCTCTCTTGCCATTCTCTTCACGATTTTCTTTCGCTATATCGAGTATTTTTCCTTCACTTTTGGCTAGAGTTTCGTAGATGTGACGCTCGGTAAACCATCTAAAATTACCTGGGTGCCCACCTTTTTCTGGTTTCTTGAGTTCGTAAAGGCGGTACCATTCATAGTAGAGTTCATCTGGAAACTCTTTTTCCCAAGCCCTAGCCTCTTCACGCACATACATTTTAAAGGCTTCGATTACCGCCTGTGCAGCAGGCTCGTAGCCAGAAACTGCATATGCAACTCCGCGAATGCCGGATTTGGCGGAAGCATTCATTAATCTTTGTGCAGCTTCAGCGGCTGCAATTCTGTTCGCGGGTAATACGCCCTTGTCTCTTGCTTTAACGAGAAGCTTTGCGATGTCAATTACGACACCGATATCAAAGCCGTGGGCAATTGTCGCGTTATTGGATCGCGCCTCTAATTGAAATTTAAGAGGTTTCTCCAATTTCTCCTCTAATTCTGGATCGCGCATATCGCTCATGAAAGGCGCAGACATTAACCTATCTATATCGCGAGCAAGCGTACCTATCTGAAGAAGTTGAGCTAAACCTGTCTTAGTGACAACAGGGGTTTTTAAGTCGTCATTCAAAACATAACATTCGGCGTCAATTCCGAATTGGTCTTTAAAATTACCCATATGAGTGGCCTTATAGCCCCATCTGGCAATGGCTCCGCTTTTGGCCTGATCACTTCTCTGCTTAGGGGTAAGAGACTTTGCTCGAGCTATACCACCCTTTGCTTTACCAACAGGAACTTTCTTATCTTCAGACATTGTAAGCACTCTTTTTGTGAAATGTGCTTGCATAATAAACACTGTACAATCATACAAGCAAGCATTATTTATAGTTCTACATGCTTGCATTATGCTCTGCGAAAAAAAAGGCCGCATTTCTGCGACCTCTCATCATCTAAACACCTCATCAGGCAACTGGCTGCCTACCCATGCTTCCTGTACGTCTGCAGGCTCCTAAACCAGCCTCAGTTTCGTTTCTACAGCCACACCAATGATTCGACAGTTTCCGTTAATGGGCACCAATGGCCACTGTGGGTTTAGACCCTTAAGGTACTTCTGCCCACCATCGATGATCAGTTTTTTAAACGTTGCCTCGTTTGAGTCTGACAGCTTAGCAATCACCAGGCTGCCGTTAATGGGTTCTCTACCCGTATCAAAGAGAACATACGTTCCTTCTGGGATACTGAGGCCTACCGGCGCCGTCATTGAATCACCATCAACCAAAAGCCAAAATGCATCACCTTGGGTGTGAGCATCCGACTCAAGCCATAAATCAATATCTTTTAGCGCATACGGTTCGCAAGCTTCTGACCAAGATCCAGCCTGAATCTTGCTTAGCACCGGGTATTTAACGCCAGGTGAGTACTGACCTGCATACCTTGCATTCGCTGTTGAGGCGGCGCTCATTGCAGCGATTTCTTTAGCAAGGCTTGGGCTGAACTCAGTAACATCCACCTGAAGAACTTTAGCAAAAACGGCGGCCACGGCAGCATTGAGTGCGTTCCTGCCGTTCAGGTAATGACCAACCCCTCCCTGAGATATGTCCAGCATGTCAGCTATAGATTGCTGTGTTATCCCAAGTTCTTTTTTCTTGGCTTCATAGATGGCCTTCAGCCTTTCTGCGTCAGCGATCTGAACCGGTGTGAGTGTCTTTTTCTTTTCCATTTTCAAATATTAATACCAATGCTCTTATTTTAAAAATACTTGCGGTATTGCTATATTTAATACTTGTGGTATTGTTTGTTCATGCATTGATAGGAGCTAACACATGAAAATTTCTTTAGCTGATTACGTTGGCGAAGTTGGACAGGCAAAAGCTGCTGATGCCATTGGCGTTCACCAGACCGCAATTAGTAAAGCCATTCGGGTGGGGCGGAAGATCTTCGTTAACACATTGCCTGACGGAAAAATTAAGGCAGAAGAGATTAAGCCTTTCCCCCATAGCAAAAACCCAGATTGAACAGTGCCGAATTGAACATCCAGGGTGAGACCTGACTGATCAACCGGCAATCCCAAACAACACCAGAGGAAGTATTACAAATGGAGAATTCAACCACACGCAACAAAACACAGGCCAGGAACATTGAGTCATGGATTCTGAATCAGATAGCACTTCGCGGTGCAACAAACATTGCGAAGTTGCTTGGGGTTCATAAATCGACGGTTACCACCTGGAAAGAGAATTTGATACCTCGAATGTCAATGCTGCTAGCAGCTCTTGAGTGGGGGATTGCGGATGATGATATGGCTCGGCTAGCGAAAGAGGTAGCGACCATTCTCAGAAATGAAGCGGCCCCAAAGTGCTCGCAACACTTTGAGGCCTGATGGGAATTAACTGGATCAATTCACAGGAGTAATTATGCATCTTGATGCCATTACAAAGCAAGTCGGCGTAATGACGACTATGGAAGTCCCTCAGCAATTCAGGATGGAAGGGTGGGTCTATGTCTTAAGTAACCCATGTATGCCGGGGATCTACAAAGTCGGCATGACCACGACAAGCCCAGAAGTTAGGTCGAGGGAGCTGTCGTCCGCAACTGGCGTTCCGGCGCCATTCAAAATTGAAGCTGCTTTTTTTACCCATTCACCACTGGAATCAGAAAAAGAAGTTCATGAGGCTTTATCTGAGTGGCGAGTTAATGATTCCAGAGAGTTTTTCGAGCTTCCACTAGAGGAAATCATTCACGCCTGCTCTCAGAGCTGTGAGGCGCAAGTAGGTGAAAATGTTGAAAGCATCGCCGTTTATAACGACTTCATCACTTTCGAAACCCTTGGGAAGCTCAACGTTAATAGTCTTTTCGATGACATTGGCATAAGCGTCTTTGGTGACAAATTGGCTGCGGCTGAGCGGTTGATCCGCATCGGCGCAGACACCGTTTTGAATATCAGAAAAAAACACGGCGTCGTCATTGCCATGCATGACTCGAATGCGTACGCCATTGAGCCAGCTGATGAACAGGAACTCAGGAAGCACAGAGAAGAATATGAGTCTTTTCGGGCTGAGCGTGAGTCCCAAGGCATTTACGGCCCGACACAACCTGTGGAGTTTTAAATGGCCAGATCCAGAAATATCAAACCAGGCTTTTTCACTAATGATGAGCTTGCAGAATGCCATCCGCTGGGGCGACTTCTGTTTGCTGGTCTTTGGACGATAGCTGATAAAGAGGGGCGCCTTGATGATCGCCCTAAAAAAATTAAAGCGATGCTTCTCCCTTTTGATGAGGTTGATTGTGACGCTCTTCTTCAGCAACTCAATGACCATAAATTCATTATCCGCTACCGGGTTAATGGTGAGTGCTACATACAGATATCGAACTGGAAGAAGCACCAAAACCCTCACTGCAAAGAAGCTGCAAGTGAGATACCAGCACCTATTGAGAACGATAAAAGCACCGGACAAGAACAGTGCAAGGAAGATGCAGAGGAAGAAAAGAAGGACTCAGAATCACCCCAAGACGTTGAAAATAAAGGAGCACCAGAGATGCACGGTACAAGCATGGTGCAAGAATCAGTAGAGAACAGTTTAAATCCTGCTGATTCCCTTAACCTGATTCCTGATTCCCTTAACCCTGATCCTGATTCCTTGGATAACACCCAAGCCGCGTCCGCGACTTGCGAAGGTGACAAAGGGGCCGAGCAGGCAACTGTTCATCAGATGGCTAGTCGATATGCATTCGAAGGTTCTGTGGTTCGTCTGAATCACAAAGACTACCAGGCGTGGTTAACCCTATACCCGCTGATTGACCTGCAGTACGAACTGCAAAAGCTGGATATCGAATTCAGCCATGAGAAACCGAAAAACTGGTTTATTACCGCCAGCCAAAAACTGAGTTACCAGAACAAGCAGGCGTCTTCACGGACACTTCGCAAGATTGCTAATGGGCGCCAGCAGGAAAACTTCGCAGCGAAAGACTACGGGCAGACTGAAATCCCATCATGGGCGAGGGACTGATCATGGAACTGGAAGAAAAAATTTCAACCATCGAGAAGATGCTCGAAATCCTGAGTAAGCCACCAGAGCAAATCCCTAATTGCGAGCTGGTGTGTGAACGTGTGTTCTGCGAAAAGCATGGTGAATATGAGCAACGCAAAAGGATGTTTACGAACGGCACTGTCAGGCTGCCATCACCACCTACGCGCTGCCCAGGCTGCCTTCGTGATGAACTTAGCTTCCTGAAAGCTGAGAAAGTGAGATGGGAAAAACAGGTTCGCCAACAAAGCGTCGAGAGACTGCTTCGCCAACTTGAGATCCCTGAGCGATTCGCATCATGCACCCTGGATAGCTACAAGCCGGTTGGGAAAGATTCTGAGCGCGCGCTGCGTGTCTGCCAGGCCTATGCCTCGAAATGGACTGATCGCCTCCAGCAGGGTGGTGGGTTGGTTATGTGCGGCAAGCCTGGTACCGGTAAGAACCACCTTGCGCTGTCCATCGCCAGGCATGTGATTGAGCAGCACCAAAGCTCAGTCGTATTCACAACGGCTCTGAAGATTGCCCGGGAGTTTAAGTCGACCTGGTCAAAAACAGCCACGCGCACCGAGGATGAGGTGATCCGCCACTTCACCAGGCCAGACCTGCTTATCGTTGATGAAGTTGGCGTTCAGTTCGGTAGCGATGCCGAGAAGCTGATTATGTTCGAAATTATCAACACCCGTTACGAAAAGCTTAAGCCGACGATCCTCATCAGTAACCTGCCAAAGGATGAGCTGACGCAGTTTATCGGCGAGCGTGTTATCGACCGCATGAACGACGGCGGCGGCTGCACGATTTCGTTTACATGGGATAGCTACCGGGAGAGCAGATCATGAAAAAAGTAAGTGGCACTCAAATCGTCATCAATTTTATCGGTAGCAATCCTGGTTGCACTTTTTCAGAGATACGCACCGGTACAGGCCTTGACTCTTCTGTCGTCAACTCAGCCATTTGGGCCACGTTCAACGACGGACGGGTTTTGAGAGCAGGTGAGCGCAAAGGTTATCGCTACACCCTTGCAGAGCAAACAGCCGTAACCGAAAGCACTTCAGCGGATTTTCAGTTCAGCAATCGCCATTGCGGCGCCAACAAGCTGACCAACCTTTTTAACCAGTGCCTGGCGGGAGTAAGAAAATGAACATCGAAACAGTAAACGAACTCATTCAGTCGCTGGAGAGCGCAGGCGAGCTGTCGATCAGAGAGCAGAAGTTCCTGAAGCTGGCGAAAGCTTACCAGCAGCTGGCTGCGGAGAATGTGGCGGCAAAAAAAATAATCAGCGAATGCCGGGAGTATTTCATCGCTGGGGTGATGAACCGTATCAGACCAACGAATGAAGGCTACCTGCATATGATTTGCGACACGTTTGCAGACGAAACCCCCGCCACCGATCGCATCGTAGCCGGGATTAAGGCTGATGGGGTGGAGGAGTTTGCTAAGGCCCTGGATGGCGCTGCTGATGTTTTCGGTAAGTCAAAAGCGCTGGAGGCGCAAGAGAACTTTCTTTATTTTGCAGGGCGTGGATTTGCGTTCGCCAAGCAGCTGCGCGAGGGGGCCGAAAAATGAGCATCGACCACTTTGATATTGAAGAATTACTGAGCGCCATGTACGGCGTCACCGACGAGCAGCGGAATGATGGTTTTGATTTTGATGAGCTTCTCTACGAGAAATTCGATATCGGATTTGAAGAATTCTCAAAAGTTATTTCGGTACTGCTGCCGCTGACGCCTGTGGTTGAGTCCGCGCTCACCGGTAAGAAATACCACGCATTTATCAAGGATGGGCTGGCGCTCGTCAAGCAGGAGGCCAAATGAGCATCGTCACTTATCTCAATACAGGTCTGGCTCTACTTGGGTGGGTTTACATCATGTTTAAAACAGGCCAGTGGATTACCAAAAATGCTCTGAGGCAGTGGGACAAGCGTCGTAAGGAATCTCGCCGCCAGAAGGCTGTGAATGAGTTTTATGACGCCTTTGAGCTTAACAGCCTGGAACCTGGCTCTACCGTTCGCCTGGCCACTAAAGGCGACCTGACAATCATGATGTTCCGCAGCGAGGGAAAGTCAAATGACTGATATCACCGAACTGGCGCAGAGCCTGAAACGTCGAGCTGCTTCAGCAAATGAGTTTGGCGAAGGCCTGTACGTAAAAGGCGCTGACATCATCGCGCTGGTAGACGCGCTTGAGAAGGCGCAGGAGACGATTGCATTTCAGCAAGGAGAAATTAAAGCGCTTTTGTCGTCATTGGAGTCCCGCACCGTGAAGATGCCGAAGCCACACGCTCACTTAATCTGGATTCAGGCCGGTCATGCGCCAGACGATTACTGGGATGATGTAGCGGTATCTCACAGCGAGAAAGACCGCTGCTGTGATGGTTCAGAGCGCTATCCGGTTTATGCGCGCTGGGAGATTGAGGAGATGCTGGCCGCCGCTGGCATCAAGTGGGAGGCTGAGTAGATGAAACCTGCAAATTTTGCCCCTGTGTACTGCGCACTTTATCCGGAACTGGCCGAGATAGCCCGTAAGCACGGTTACGCAATGGCTATTCACGGAACGATGGCGCGTGACTTTGACCTTATTTGTATTCCGTGGGTCGAGAATCCATCAAAACCTGAAGAAGTCGTGGCAGAAATCACCGCGACATATGCGACTACCGATATCACCAATCCTGGCTACAAGCCTCACGGGAGGTTGGCTTATTCCGTCTGCTTTGGGTTTGGTGAGTTCTTTGCTGACCTGTCTTTCATGCCTGCAGAATCATCTTTCAATGACGGTGTGACTGCTGCCGCAAACTGGGTGGATAAACAGCGCGAGTCTTACGACAGCGAGCATGGGAGAACTGATAACGACACAGGTACGTTTGAGTTTGGTAATGACGCTCAGCGCGACTACTCAGAAACGTTATTAGATATTGCCGAAGGTATCAGAAATTCCATGAGGACTAACCCATGAGTACTATTACCAAAGAATTTGCACAGGACATTATCAAGGGTCACGGCTATGGCGTCGCGCCGTCAGCAGTTGAGGCTCTGGCCCGCATGGCGCTGGCCGCAATGGACAGCAAGCCGGTGGCGCTTCAACCTGAGCTGGCAAAAGTCATCTATCACTTCCGTGACTGGAATGAAGGATTTCCGGTTGAGCGGTTCAAGGCCGACTACGTCATTAGTTGGATGCTGGCAAATTATCCGCCAGCGCAGCCAACGCCGGTAGTGCCGGAGGAAGTTACCGACGAAGATTGCCCAGCACTTGTCAAGTATGACGTTACTGAAGTTGATGAGGCATGGGCTCGCGGTTTTAATGCCTGCCGCTCCGCCATGCTCCAGGCTTCTCCTGTTTGCACCTGCCCCAGCGGCGATGGTTCGCTTCGCTGGCCTTGTCCGGTGCATCCTGGCAACTCTCCGGTAATCGGCATTGACCTGGCATCCGGTCCGGATCGCACTGTCGAGGTTCGTTACGTTGCACCTCCCGGTTACGTGGTGGTGCCGAAGGAGCCGACAAGGCAGATGCTGGACGAATTCGACTCAATTATTGATTACGGCGCGGAAGACTCACAAGATGCCTGGCGCAGACTGCTCGCAGCCGCCCCGCATGAGGCTATTAACGCATTGATTCCGTTAGTATCGCGGGATGAGCAGGAGGGGAAGTGATGGCGTATATCTTCCTGATTTTCGTCATCAGCAGCAATACATCGAATATGCAGGTGGTTCCTATGCAGAGTATGGAGCAGTGCAAAGCAGCCATTAAGGCGATGAAAGTTGCAGATGATAAGAGGTCCTGGGACGATGTTTCGCCAAGCGTAGATAATATTCAATGCGTAGAGGTGAAAGGTGCCTAAATCCCCCGCAGAACGCAAAGCTTCCCGTTGAAATCAAACCCCTCTCCTGAGGGGTTTTATCGTATATGCTCATTTTGCTTTTATCCCCGGGAAGGGCGATAATTACCTCGTCAGCCTGAGCAACTGACAACTTACTTCCGGCGCCAAGTGGGGACACATGGCGCAAACACTGCAATTTGAGAAGAGTTATCAAAACGTACTGATTCCCGCAGAGCCGGGAACCAGCGAATACCTGCAACTTATCCCCGTAGGGCAACTGCTTTGCGGTGAGTTCCGCAAGCCCCGGAATTACGCATTCCACAAAAAGTTCTTCAAGCTTCTGACTCTCGGGTATCACTACTGGACACCTTCCGGTGGACTCATTGAGCCCGCTGAGCGCACACTCATATCCGGGTTTATCGACTTCCTCTCACCCGAATTCGATCAGCGCGCTGCGCTCCAGAACGCTGCGGAGATGTATCTCTCCTCTGTCGGTATTTCTCGTTCCCGCGATATGGCGCTTCTGAAACACTTCGAATCCTTCCGCGAGTGGGCAACTATTCAGGCTGGCTTTTACGACGAATACCAGATGCCTGACGGCAGCCGTCGTCGTGTCGCAAAGTCGATCTCCTTCGCCAGCATGGACGACAGCCAGTTTAACGGCGTCTACAAATCAGTGCTGAATGTGCTCTGGAACTACATTCTGCGTCGCAAATTCCACTCGCCGGCTGAGGCTGAAAATGCCGCCAGTCAGCTGCTGAGCTTTGCGGGGTGATGGCTATGCAATGTCTTCTCGCCAAAGTAATGGAGCGCGGCATCTTCCGCGTGCCGGCGCGCCGCAAGCGCAAGGTTGAAGTTAAACCATCAGATATCCCCACCTTTCACTATACGGCTCACCTGGCAGATGTCCGCTGGCTGCGCCGCGCTGCCAGAAGGAAAATTGCATGAGCATTTATCAACGCATTAACGGCGCTGACTGGCGCAATATCTGGGTTGTTGGCGACCTGCACGGCTGCTACACCAACCTGATGAACCGGCTGGACGCTGTCGGGTTCGACCCAGCACAGGATCTGCTGGTTTCGGTTGGCGACCTTATCGACCGCGGCACCGAGAACGTCGAATGCCTCGACCTGATTAATCAGCCATGGTTCCGCGCGGTGCGCGGCAACCATGAGCAGATGATGCTGGACGCTATCGCAGCCGGATACGGCGGCAAGGAGATTCACTGGAGGCAGAACGGCGGATCCTGGTACTACTTCCTTGACCCGGAGCAGGAGATTTTGGCTAAGTCTCTAATCCCCAAGGTGGCGGCGCTGCCGCTTATCATCGAGGTAATGACCGAGGGCAAGAGGGTGGTGATCTGCCATGCTGATTATCCTCATAACGAATATGCATATGGCAGGCCCGTCGATGCAGAACAGGTGATCTGGAATCGTGAGCGAGTGAGCGCGGCTCAGGATGGGATTGTCTCGCCGATAGCCGGTGCTGATCTGTTTATCTTCGGCCATACCCCTGCGCGCCAGCCCCTGAAGTATGCCAACCAGATGTACATCGACACCGGAGCTGTGTTTTGCGGAAACCTCACGCTGGTTAAGGTGCAAGGTGGTGACCATGAGTAAAACCTACCGCAGCAAGAAGTGGCTCGCCGCAGTCGGCCAGATTGAGCAATGCGTCCTGTGCGGAGCGTGGGGCGTACAGGTAGCACACCGCAATGAAGGTAAGGGAATTGGCATGAAGACAGACGACTGCGCCACCGCCGCTATCTGTGTCACCTGCCATTCAGAGATCGATAACGGAAAGGGTTTGAGCCGTGACGAACGCCGCCAGTTAATGGACCGCGCGATTGTACTGACCGTTATCCAGATTGCCCGTCGTGGCTTGGTGGTGCCCGCATGAAAATCTACGATATCACACCAATCGGCAAGCCTCGCATGACCCGCGCGGATAAGTGGAAGCAGCGCCCACCTGTAATGCGCTATCGCGCTTTTTGCGATGAAGTCCGCCTGCGCAAGATGACCATGCCTGAATCCGGATCACATGTGACATTCGTCCTACCAATGCCACCAAGCTGGAGTAAGAAGAAACGAGCGGAGTTCGCCGGTAAGCCCCACCGGGCCAAGCCAGACTGCGACAACATGCTGAAGGCCCTGATGGATGCGCTTTATGAGGATGATGCTCACATCTGGGATTGCCGCATCACAAAGGTCTGGGGAGAGAAGGGGCAGATCATCATCGGGGAGTGCGCGCCGTGACCAGAGACGAGATAACCCGATACCAGGTTGAGAGTGTTAAGCGCGCCAGCCTGCCGCCAGTAGCAAAGCACAGTCAGAAAAAAAGAAATCAGTCGAATAAGTTCGAACGCATCTATCAGACCCTGGGAGAGACAGCATGACAGCCCAATACTTGGAATTTGTTCGCCAGCAGCTGATAGTGGCCACCGCCGATCTGAGCGGTGCGACGAAAGGGCAACTGGTGGCCTTCGCAGAAAATGCGCAATTCACCGCTACAGCGCGCAGCCGGGGTAGGAAGAAAGTTTATAGCGAGGTCAAACAACGCATTGTTAACCCGGATGGGCCGCCGATGAGCGGCAGCCAGTCCCGCGCTAAGGGTTCATCAATCGCTCTCGTTCTACCCGTTGAGTATTCGACGGCAAGCTGGCGCCGGGCTCTGCTGTCGCTGGAAGAGCATCATAAATCGTGGCTGTTGTGGAACTACAGCGAGAATATCCGCTTTGAGCACCAGGTGGCGATCACTCGGTGGGCATGGGAGCAATTCAGCGAGAAGCTGGCTGGCGTACGCATTGCGAAGAAGACTGTCGATCGCCTTCGTCAACTTATCTGGCTGGCCGCGCAGGATGTCAAAGCCGAGCTGGCAGGGCGGGAGACGTATGAATACCAGTCGCTGGCGGAGCTGGTTGGTGTAGCAAAGTCCACATGGACAGAAACCTTCCTCCCTCATTGGCTGGCGCTGCGCAGCAGTTTTGTGAAGCTTGATAGCGACGCTCTCATATCGGTAACGCGATCACGTTCACAACAAAAGGCGACAAATTTAGATGTAATTCTTGAAAAACCGAACTGAAAGGCATATATTTCATGTAAATCTGATATCGTCGCCATAGCTTCGATTGTCGACACACAAAGAATTCAAGCCCGAGGTTAACGCCTTGGGCTTTTTTATGCCTGCGATCCGGTCAGGGCTCTTGGGTAGAAACGTGCTGCACGACACGTTGATACTCATACGCGAGAGTCCTGAACCAGATTGCAGGGCACAACAGGTAAGAGCATTGAGTCGATAATCGTGAAGAGTCGGCGCGCCTGGTTAGCCAGTGCTCTTTCCGTTGTGGTGAATACGTAGGCTGATACGTTAGAGACGGCACCCCTTGATGAGGACAGCGCTATCTCTGGAGAATAGTCTTGGGTACGTGTAATGCCAGAGAAAGCCGGAGATCAGCACCGGCCACCACTCACGAAACCGAGCTGCAGCCCTAACTGGCTATCCTGCATCACCAGTGATAGTTATGCTGCAGCCTTCTAAATCCCTCTACCTTGGGACCATTACGGCTACCGCGCCGTCGCTTTTACCCTTGGTCTTACTTCCCGCCTTGAGCGGGTTTTTTATTGAGCATGCCCAGGCCCTCGGGAATCATCATCGACACGCTTCGTTGTTAAATCCAGCCCGACGGGCCTGACCCTTTCAAACACACAGCTTCCCGATCTTTCATCGGAGGCGGTAACTATGGCTAAACGTATGCAAGACAAAGAGAGCATTGCCGGGATGTCCTGGCTGGTTCTGCTGATCATTGCTTGCTGGGGTGGACTTGTCCGCTACCTGATAGATGTGAAGCAGAGCAAGGCAACATGGAGCTTGATCAATGCTCTTGCCCAAATGGTGGTTTCAGGGTTTACCGGCGTTATTGCTGGCCTGGTGAGCATTGAAAGCGGACTGAGCATTTACATGATACTGGCCACTTCCGGAATTAGTGGGGCAATGGGTTCTGTTGCTTTGACCTATTTCTGGGAGCGCATTACCGGAGTCAAGGCGCCATGACAGCTGATCAGATTATCGAGGGCATCCTCGGTAAAGAAGGGGGTTACGTAAATAACCCGAATGATAAAGGCGGGCCAACGCGCTGGGGCATCACGCAGACTACCGCCCGCGCATATGGCTATAGCGGCGATATGAAGGCGTTACCACGGGATACAGCCAAAGCCATTTACCTGTCGCAATACTGGACTGAACCGAAGTTTGACCGCATCGCCGAGTTGTCGCCAGCCATTGCGCAGGAGTTATGTGATACCGGCGTGAACATGGGGCCACGTGTCGCCAGTACATTCCTGCAGCGCTGGTTATCAGCTCTGAATATGCAGGGCAAGCTATATCCGGACCTGAAGCCGGACGGCGCGATCGGCAATATCACCATCGCCGCCCTGAAAAGCTATCTGGCCGTACGCGGCAAAGATGGTGAAACCACGCTGCTGAAGGGGCTGAATTGTAGCCAGGGCGCCCGCTATCTTGAGCTTGCTGAAGCTCGGGCGGCAAATGAAGATTTTCTCTATGGTTGGGTAAAGGAAAGAGTGGAGCTATGAACTATCTCATTAATCGACTGAAAGAGCCGTCAACCTGGCGCGGCATCATTCTTGTTGTTGCTGGCGTATTTGGTTATCAGCTGCCTCCGGGCATTCAGGAAACCGTCATCGCTGGCGGTGTGGCGCTGGCTGGCGTGGTTGGTGCGGTAATGCCTGACAGCGTCAAGAAGTAACACGCTATGCTGATACTCTTCATTCTCCTGTCGATCTGGCTCTGTCGACTGTCGGAGAGGCCTGGCTGGTTTAAGGTCAGCCATATTATCTCAATGCTGGCGCTCGAAGGTGAGCATCCGGCACGCGGTAAGGGGCTGCGCTGAGATAAGAGCCCGCATTACAGAAGTCCTTCATTGAGGGGCTTCGATAATGTCACGGCGAGGTAAGTCAAATGAGCACTACTGGAATACTGACCGCAAAGGTCACGCTACGGCCATATATGAAGCCGCTACTCATATTGTCGGCATTGCTGCGCTGGAACTGGCTCACCGACAAATGCTTTAAGATTGAGGTCGTGAGCGGTAACGAGGCAGAATTATAAAGTTCTGCAAATGGTGTCTGCAAAGCACCATTGACAGAGTTTTATGTAAGTTTCATGTACTACCGGTTAAATAATTTCCCAGTGAGTATTCGGGCAACCCAGAGGAATGTTCTGTATGGCTGATTTTGAAGACCGCCGACCATTCCCTCCTGTTAACTTCACTGGCGAAAACTGGCTGCCGTACACCCGGCTTATCCCTGCTGCCGAAATTGGCGAGTGGATTAACCAGAACATCCTCTCCGAAGACGGACGAATCCATAACCCTGACCATACGCACTTGCTCGACGCTGATGTCGCGTTCATGTGGGCCTCTGGCTCATTCGCCAAAAGTGGCCGCATTGTGCTGGGGCAGTGTGAGCAGGTAATGATGCGCGCCGGAGGCTGGCAGAAGTCCCGCATGGAGCAGCAGATGCATGAATGGTTCGGTCGCATACCGAAGTTCATCATCACCCTGGCTGCCGACTACTGCGAGCAATGCAACGATCTGGAGTTCTGCGCACTGGTGGAGCATGAGCTTTACCACATCGCCCAGGCTACCGATGACTATGGCGCACCGAAGTTCAACAAAGAGACCGGAATGCCGGTGCTCAAACTTCGCGGCCATGACGTCGAAGAGTTCGTCGGAGTGGTCCGGCGTTACGGCGCCAGCAAAGACGTGCAGGAAATGGTTGATGCGGCAAACAGGCCGGCGGAGGTTGCTCATATCGATGTTGCCAGAGCGTGTGGGACGTGCATGCTGAAACTGGCGTGATTTTATACTGCTTTATACGGATGGTGATTTATGGCTGCACTAAAACCAGAAGTGAGAGCCTTTATCATTCAAGAACTTGCATGCTTTGATACGCCATCCCAAATCGTCGAGTCCGTACAAAAAGAATTTAAGGTTCAGGTGACGCGCCAGCAGGTAGCGTCGCATGACCCAACAAAGGCCGCAGGTAAAGGGCTCGCTAAGAAGTGGGTAGACCTTTTCAATGCTACCCGCGAGCGATTCCAGAATGAGATTTCAGATATTCCGATCGCCAATAAGGCGTACCGTTTGCGCGTTCTCAACCGCATGGCCGTAAATGCCGAAAGCATGAAGAACTACGGTATGACCGCACAACTGCTTGAACAGGCCGCCAAGGATGTTGGCGACGTCTACACGAACAAGCAAAAAGTAGAGCAAAGCGTGGTTGCGACTCATAACGTTATGCCGGTCCCGTCCTGCGACAACGTTGACGACTGGGAAAAGGCAGCACAAAAACAGCAGGGCGAGGTATTGGGTGGATGAATTACAAAGCTGTATGGAAGCCTCTGCCCGGATCTCAATCTCTATCATTGAGCTGCCCGTGTAACGAGATTCTCTATGAGGGAACTCGCGGGCCAGGAAAAACAGCGGCGCAATTAGCTCGCTTTCGGCGTCTGGTTGGCCTTGGCTATGGTTCGTTCTGGCGCGGCGTTATTTTCGATACCGAGTATAAGAACCTCACTGACATCATCACCCAGTCAAAGCGTATGTATCGCCTGTTCAATGATGGCGCTCGATATCTGGCATCAGCCTCAGAATTGCGCTGGGTATGGCCGACTGGTGAAGAGCTTCTCTTCCGCTTCGGGAAAGAAGAGGGAGACTACTGGGACTATCACGGGCAGGAATTCCCCTTCATCGGTTTCAACGAGCTGACAAAGCAGCAATCCGCCGAGTTCTACGAAATGATGTTCTCCTGCAGGCGCTCATCGTTCAGGCCGGAAAACTATCCATTGGATGACGGTTCGTTACTTAAGCCGATCCCCCTGGAGACGTTCAGCACAACCAACCCATTTGGCATCGGCCATACATGGGTGAAGAAACGTTTCATCGAGCCCGCACCTCGCGGCACCATCATTCGCGAAACCCAGCGGGTTTTTAACCCTCAGACCGAGAAAGAAGAGGATGTTACGCTTACCCGCGTTGCAATCCACGGCTCGTTCAAAGAAAACCCGTACCTCGATCCGCAGTACATCGCGACACTGATGGCTATCAAAGACCCGAACCGGCGTAAAGCGTGGGTAGAAGGCTCATGGGACGTCACCAGCGGCGGGCGCTTCGACCATCTATGGAATGAATCGCTGCACGTCATTAAGCCGTTCCGCATACCGGATAGCTGGACCGTCGATCGTTCTCATGACTGGGGTGAGTCGAAACCGTTCTCTAATCTATGGTGGGCGCAGGCTGATGGCACTGCCGCCGAGCTGCCAGATGGTCGACAGTTCTGCCCGCCGGCAGGTTCGATAATCCTGATCGGAGAATGGTACGGCTGCCCGCCTGACGAGCTGAACAAAGGCCTGAATATGTCATCCACCAACGTCGCGAAAGGCGTGGCGTGGATTGACAAGCGGCTGGCGGGCGAAGACGTCGACGAGCCGGAAGAGATTCAAATCGACGGTGTCACCCAGGGCCAGCTTCACATTATGCCTGGCATCTGCAGCGAGGTTATTCCTGGACCGGCTGACGGCGCGATATTCAACACTGGTGATAACGAGTTATCTATCGCGCAGAAGATGGAAGCGCAGGGAGTTACATGGTTGCCTGCTGACAAAAAGCCCGGCTCCCGCATCAATGGCGCATCGTTATTCGCTGACATGCTGGAAGCTGTTATCGAAGGTAAAAAGCTGGAATCAGGCGTGCCTGAGAAGCCAGCATTCTACGTTTTCGACTACTGCCGAGGCTGGATTAGCCGTATCCCTGTGCTTGTCCGCGACGATAAAAACCCTGACGACGTAGACACCCAGCAGGAAGATCATGACTGGGATGGTACTCGTTACCGCGTACTGCACTCACCGAAAAAGGTTGGCGCAGTCTTCTTCTAAGGAGCTCATCAGTGAGTGAATTAAGCACCGGGGAGCAGTTCCTCGTTAATGCCCTTGCTGATGCAATTGGGCGCCAGCGCATGCTCTACGCAGGGCGTAATGGCAACGTCAAGCGGACCAAATTATGGGACGAGTTCGGCTACCCTGACGCTCTGACGTTTGACAACTTCTATCGCCAGTATCGCCGCGGCTCTACCGGTTTTGCAGCTGTCCATAAATTGCTGGATTCCTGCTGGATGGACAGGCCGACCATCATCGATGGTGATGAAGACAGGGAGTCGACCAAAACTACGCCATGGGAAAAGTCAGTTACCAAACTGATGAAAAAGCACTGGGCGAAAATTAAAGACGCTGACCGCCGCAATATGGTTGGGCGTTACTCAGCACTTCTGATTCAGGTGAAAGATAATCGAGACTGGAGTGAGCCTGTTGATGTGGCACTGGTCCAGAGGCTAGGTAGTGCTGCACTGGTTAAACTGATCCCGGCATGGGAGCCGCAAGTCAAACCTGGCAACCTTGATATTGATACCTGGTCGGAAACCTACGGGCAGCCCGTCAGCTATCAGTTTAATGAACAACCGATAGGCGACGAGGGCACGTATAGCAGCCCTCGTTCGGTTCAGGTGCATCCTGACCGTATCATTCTGCTCTGTGAAGGCTCAGAGGATGAGAATATCCTGTCGGGAATCCCGCTTCTTGAGGCCGGCTACAATGACCTCCTCGATATTGAGAAGACGAAAGGCGGTAGTGCTGAGGGGTTTCTGAAGAACGCCAGTCGTCAACTGGCGATGGAGTTCGACGCCGCCACCCAAATTGACACGCTCATCAAGCAAGCCAAGGATGCTGGATATAACAGCCTTGGTGATGCGATGAATGACAAGGTGAATAAGCTTAACCGCGGTACGGATGCTGCAATAGCCATGCAGGCAGGGAAGGCGAGCGTTCTTTCTGTTGCGGCAGCTGATCCGACACCAACGTGGACGGTTTCTGCAAACTCATTCGCGTCGACGATTCAGTGTCCGTTTAACATCCTGTTTGGCAAGCAGACCGGCAACCTCGCTTCAGAGGAGGATAAAACCGCGTGGGCCAATCGTTGCAATGCGCGACGCTGGGGTTTTATGTCTGATGTCATTACGCGAGTGATAGAGCGATTCTGGACTATTGGTATTATCGACCCTCCCGCATCGGGCGAGGTCACCCTGGCGTGGTCTGACTTGCTGGCGCCAAGTGAGAAAGAAAAGCTCGCGAATATGGCGACTATGGCCGATGTGGCGCAGAAAACTCAGCAAGCCTACGGCACCCCGGCGGTCGATGAGAACGAGGTAAGGGCAGTCGGTGAGCTTGAACCGCGCAAAGAGGTTATTCCGCCCAGTCCCGACGACAAGGTGACAACCAATGATCCTCTTTCCGATGACCCAGGAGCAAAAGAGTAAAGTCGGTACGCCGATAATCCCCCGCAGCAAAGTCGACCCAACTCAATCAGCCAGGCCGGTTAGCAAGATGTTTCAGGATATCGAAGGCCGGTATCTGGATATTAAGCGTCGTTTGAAAGTGCTGTTTGACCAGCGGTTGACTGGACGGCAGCGGGAGGTTAACGGCGATCGTTCATGGCTGATGTTCAATAACGAAGGTGCTGAGCCATCGCTATATCAGGTGAATGCCGGCGCCTATGTTTACGACATGACGGCGGCGCAGTTAGCCGACCTTCTCCAGATTGTGCAAACGATTCTGGACGATGCTCTGCTCGATGGTGGCAGCCAGAACCTCTGGGCGCTGGATTATGTCGCCGCAGAGTATGAGCGCGGTACGCAGCAGGCCTTCACGAATCTGTCGGTACAGTCGCCGGTATACGCCAGCCAGACGACATTGCAGCTGCTGCTTTCCAGTCCGGCGTATCAAAACCAGATTGCCAGTGCTTATATCAGCACATACAGCGACTGGAAGGGGATAAGCGACACCGCGCGTGCCGATCTTGCCAACGTCATTGCCGATGCCATAGGTCGGGGAATTAACCCCCGCGAAACAGCCAGCATAGTCAGCAAGCGCTTAGACGTTTCGATGTCGCGGGCGAAAAACATAGCCCAGACCGAGCAGGTCGGCGCGCTGCGCCAGGCACAATGGAACGAAACGGACTGGGCTGCGGATCGTCTAGGCCTGAATACTGGCCTACTGTGGCTGTCAGCACTCAAGCCGACGACCCGGTGGTGGCATGCTGCTGAACACGGAAAGGTCAAAACGACTGAGTGGGTCAGAGAGTTCTACTCTCGTGATGGCAATAAATATCATTGCTATTGCAGCCAGATTCCGGTGCTGCTCAACGACGACGGCACGATATTCAACAAAGGGCTGGCTGAACGGCTGGCGAAAGAACGTCGGCAATGGAAGGAAGCTGAGGCGGCCTAAAATTACCAAAGAGGCGCATATGAGTAGTATTTATTTCGAATCGAAGCGACTTGGCGATATCTCATGCACGCACGTTAAGATCGGCGGCGTCGAAGCGATGATGAAGCAGGTAGGTGATCGCAAAGTCATCAAGTCACAAGGTCGCGGCAACGTGCGTCAAGTGAAAGCCATCGTCAGAGCATTACACAAAACCATTCAATAACGAGGACCCAGCATGAAACGCAACCGCGTTAACGTGCTGACCGTCGTCAACTCCGCTTCAAACATCACCACTGAAACCATCGACGGCAAGCCACATATCGTGGTTCGCGGCATCACGCCTGTCGTGGACGATATCGTGATGAACCGGAAGTTGTACCCGGCAGCAGAAATCGAAAAGGCCTACAACACGCTTGAGCGTAACCCCATGCCGCTGGGCCACCCGAAGGTGGACGGCAAGCACGTGTCTGCGCGCGATGTCCGGGCGGTGAATAACTTCCACGTCGGCGCGTGGCTCCAGAACGTGCAGCACAAGGACGGCAGGGTTGATGGTGATATGTACGTTGACCGCCGGTACGCCGAGGCAAGCGAGAAGGGCAAGCGCCTGATTAACCGCCTGGATGAGATGATCGCCGGCACTAACTCTGAACCTATCCACATCTCCACCGGACTGCTTTATTCCGGTATCGCCGCCAATGGCGAGTCGAAGGGCAAAAAGTACAACGAGATCGCCACCAACATGATGTTTGACCATGTTGCGGTGCTGCTCGATGAACCTGGCGCGGGAACGCCATCTGAGGGCGTAGGCATTTTCGTGAACTCCGAAGGCGAAGAGGTAGAGATTGAAGTTGCTCTGCTCTCTGACGCCGCGGACTGCACCCGCGAGGGGCTGCTCAACAAAACGAAGTTCTTCTTTACCAACGCCTCGAATTTCTCTTTCGACGATATCCAGCGTGCCATCAGCGACAAGCTCCACGAAGGGCGGGCTGATGATAAGTGGCTCTGGCCCGAATCCGTCTGGCCGGACAATTTCATCTACCGCGATGAAGCCAAATATTTCAAACAGAAGTACCTCATCGATGACGACGGCAAAGCCGTGTTCGTCGGCGAACCACTCGAAGTCGTGCGCAAACCCATTGAGTACGAGATTAAAACCAACGGAGAGAACGATCCGATGAAAGAACTGATTATCAATGCGCTGCAAGCCGCGGGTAAGCCGACTGAAGGCAAGTCCGATGCCGAACTGATGGACGCTTACAACCAGTTAGCGGCAGAGAAGGCGGCAGCCAAGAAAGATGGCGGCGACGAAATCGACCCCGCCACCGGCAAGCCTAAGAAAAAAGAGCAGGCCAGCAACAGCGAAGAAGCGCCGGCATGGTTTAAGCCATTTGCTGATGATTTGGCGGCCGTTAAGTCAGGCCTTGCCGTGAACTCTGACAAAGAGAAAGGCGAAAAACGCGCTGCCGTAAAAGCGAAATTCGGGCTGGATGACCTGGCGGTGAATGCGCTTGACGGCGCCGCCCTTGATGGCCTGTTTGCTCAGTGCCAGACCTCTACCGGCCTGAATGGTGCATTCCGTCCGGTCAACAACAACGATTCTTTCAGCGAAATGCCGGAGTAAAAAATGGCTAAAGACGGGAAACACGTAATTCACGCGGGCGGGATTTTCCCCAACCCGCAACTTAATCGTGAAGGTTCTGCGGCCGCAGCGTTTCTGCCGGGTACCGTTATCTTTTTCAGTGCAGCCAAGCCTACACCGTCTGTTGATGGCGCTGAAGACGCGATTCTTTACGTTGCTAACTACGACTATTTGCGCTGCAAAACGGTTGACGATGCCTATGCGATCGGTGACTGGGTGGTAAACATCCAGCCAACGCCGGGCGTTTTCCTCAACGTTCGTGCTGCCGCTGGTACTTACACCAAGGGTCAGCCGGTTTCTGTGGCTAATGGCCGCATCAAAGCACTGGCAGCAGATGAAACCATCTTTGCCTATGTCGAAGAAGACAAGTCCCTGACCGCCGCAGCAGGCGATCTGGTTCGCGTCGTGTTCAAGTAAGGAGAGACTGAATGTTTGTATTTTCCACCCGACGCGCGACTGAGACGGGCAATCTCGAAGCGAACCAGGCGCAGTTCAATGAGCTGCAACTGGCTCGCAACATGAGTGCTCAGGCAGTAGCTGATTTCGTATCCCGCACCCGCTGGCGTGGTGATGCGGCAAACACACCCGCACTGGACGCGACGAATGCCGTCGACGACATCCGTCGCCTGTATCGCGCTTACGACCAGACCGTATTGGCTGAGTTTGAGCCCGCCACTGAGTTTACTCTGCTTAACGATCTCATCCCGCTGTCCCGCTCTGTCCGTCTTGAAGAGTCAGTGTATGAGTATGCTCGCACCGGCGGCCGCGGCTGGGCGCACACCTCTATGTCCGGCCAGATTGGTGCGGCGCTGGATGCGCGCGCGTACACCTTCGACGGTACGATGGTTCCTATCCACGATTCTGGCTTCAAATTCCAGTGGCGTGATCCGATTTTCAACAAAGGCTCCGCTCTGGCTTCTCTGGCCGACGCTCAGCGCGGCTCTGTTGATGATGTTCGTCGTCAGTACGTGGATTACGTTTTCAACGGCTTCCGCGATTCCGCTGGCAACTATATCGCCTTTGATGGCAAGACCTGGAAGGGCGTTAAAGCCGATGAGCGCGTACAGGTTGTCGATCTCAGTGCCTCCGGCCTAAATATCGACTTCACCAGCGCCAGCGCAACGGCGGAGCAAATTCGCAACGCGGCCATCGCGCTGCGTGACGTGATGAAGCTGACCAACCTGCAGTATGCGCAGCAGACCTGGTACGTTTCCGGGCAGATCATCACTAATCTGGAACGCTACTTCAGCGATAACTACCAGTCAGACACCATTCTGCTGGAGCTGTTGAAGCTCTCCGGTATTGCTGCCATCAAAGAAGATGCACAGCTGACTGGTAACCAGATCCTGATTGTCCCGCTTACCGCCGGCGTTATCGCTCCGATTGTAGGTCAGGCCGTGGGTACCGTTGCGGACCCTCGTCAGTTCTACAACAGCGATTACGTCTGGCGTACCTGGGGCGCGATGGGCCTGATGGTTAAGACCGACATCAACAATCGCAAATCCGTTATCTACGCGCACAGCTAAGGGGCATTTATGGCACTGGTAAAAGTGATTCGAGACAACCTGCTTTCCGGTGCCAATCTCCAGAAGCTGGAGGTTGGCGCGCAGGTTTCGGTAAGCGGTGATGTCGCTAAACGTTGGGCGGCCGCTGGTCTGGTTGAAATCATTAGTGATGAAGATCAGGTGCTGGAAGTGGCTACGCCTGTTGATGATGCTGCAGAGCAGGCAGAGCAGGCAGAGCAGGCAGAGCAGGCAGAGCAGGCAGAGCAGCAGGATGAATCTGCCGCTAAATCGAAGAAGGCGAAATAACCATGGCTGACCCAATCACGGCGGCAGACGTGCAGGCGTTCCTCGGTGAATTGGGTTACGCCATCCCCGGAGCGTTGCTCGATCCGATTCTCTGCGTGGTGAACAAGATTATCCCGTGCCTCGATGGTGCGGGATATGACGACTGCAGCGCAAAGCTCATCCTGATGTATGCCGCTGCACTCATGGCGACGTCTTCCGGTGCCCGGCGAATAAAATCGCAAGGGGCGCCATCAGGAGCGTCCCGCTCGTTCGATTACGGTGACGATGGCATCACCTGGCTGCGTGACTCGCTGGCGAAACTGGATACCATCGGCTGCACCAGTGAACTACCGATCAGCGCCGGCAACAGTGTCGGCCTGTTTATGGTGGTCGGGGGCTGCTAATGGCGTGGGTTTCAGTTCAGCAACGGCTGCCGCGGACGTTTACCCGAGTGTGGGTGATCACCGATACCGGCCAGCAGACCACGGCCTACGTTAACGGCGCCGGGCAGTGGATGATTAACTGCCCTCGCATACAGGCTACAGGCGCAATCGTGCTGAGGTGGCGGGAATGAGTAGGCGGAAGGGTGGAGTGATTGCATCAGTAAGCACGTTCATAGTTGGAGAACATCCCACTACGACAGTCATGCCGCGTAAGTGCATGGTTATACCTGGTGCACTAAACGGCTCAGGGTCTGTAGTGGTGGTCAACGCGGAGGGTATAAGTGAGCAGCGTAGCGAATTGGAGTTATACCGCGACGGCGACAATCTGGCGGCGCATACGCGATGCCGACGGTAGTGATACCGACGGCGGAGGTCAGCCGTACGGGTGGGAAGCACCGATCGCTATCCTCTGCGACTACCAAGGTGGTCTCTCTGCAAAAATCGGCGACCTTGGCCGGGAAATAGTGGTTAAAAATACAATCTGGACGGAGTACGCAGAGGCAAAAGAGGGTGACTATATCCTTATTGGTGCATCTTCAGCTACTTCGCCACCGGATGAAGCCGATGAGATACGACAGGTAATCCGCTACGCCGATACGTTCGAGCGTCTGGCGGATGATTATGCAATTATTACGCAGGTGTGATTATGGGCGCTAAAGTTCGCGGCATCCGCCAGGCTAAGGCCAACCTTGACCGCATCATTAAGGACGTACAGGGGCGCAAGGTAGTGCGCGCGTTGCAGTCTGCGATGCTTATCGGCAGCGCGCAGGCAGCACTTTACACCCCGATCGATACGTCAACGCTCATCAACAGTCAGTTCCGAGAAATCATGGCAAACGGCACCCGGGTAACCGGGCGCGTTGGTTACTCTGCGTCTTATGCGGTGTTCGTTCACGACCCAGCAGTGAAACAGAACTTCACGCGAGCAACGGCCCGTAAGGAGTTCTTAACGAAGGGCTTCGAGGATACCCGCAGCCAGATTGACGCGGTGGTGAAGAAGGAGCTTTCGCTATGACCCCTCCGATGTATATGCGCCTTAAAGACCTGTTTGTGGATGAGGGGCTTACCGCGGGGTTTAAGGTCCAGTGGCGGCAATGGCGCGATACTGCGAAAGACACGGACCAGTTCATCGTGTTCAGGCCTTCCGGCGGTACCGATATCACCTTTGACCTCGGCGGCGACTGGTATGTGATGGTTGATGTGATCTCCTCGAAGGCGAATCCCGATGCTGCTGACGCCGCGGTAAACGCCATTGTCGAGTACATCAGCGCTCAATCTGGCGCCGATGATTGCGTTGGCGCGCTGCAGCTTGTCGGCAATGTCCCGGCTCCGATCCCCACCGAAGAGGGCAGATTAGTAACCCGGCTACTCGTCTCCTGCACTTACGGCGAATAATCGTCAGAATCACCCATCAGGCTGCCATATGGCGGCCTTTTTTAATTGAGAGGCATACATGCAAGGCTGCGCTAATGACACCGGCAAGCTGATTGGTAAGGTGGCCGTGCTCCGCATGGCTTTTGGCTGTGCTGATACGGTTCCTGCGCTTTCCGAATGGAAGCGACTCGGCGCCATGACCACCAAGGGCTTTGACTACTCCATGAATACCGTCACCTCTGAGGCTGACGATACGAAAGGTCTGGTTGAGAACCTTGTCAACAACATGGACTTCACCATCTCCGGCGAAGGTGAGTTTCGCAAGAAAGACAAGACGACGGAAGTCGGCGCTATTGCCATCTCGAAATATATTTTCGATGAAGTGCAGGCCGGCCGTCAGCCGACAGTCTGGGTCCGCTTCGACTTCACTGGTGAAGACGCTGGCACTTATATCATGGGGTACTTCAACACTACCTCCTGGTCTGGTGATTTCGGCACCTCGGATATTTCCACCTTCTCTGGTGAGTGGAAAGTTGCTGATGCAGACACCGTGGTATTTGAGGTCGCCCCGCCGGCGCTGGCGTTCACCACCAACCTGCCGACGACCAAGAGCGTGACGGCCGGATCGGCTCTGAATATGTCGGTCGTGGTTGAGGGTGGCACTTCGCCTTATACCTACGTCTGGAAGAAAGATGGCACGGTTGTCAGCGGGCAAACAACGGCGACCTTCAACAAGGCCAGCGCTGTTTCCGGTGATGCCGGGGTTTATACCTGTGAAGTCACCGATTCTTCCGCGACACCAGTCAAGATCACGTCTGCATCCTGCACGGTCACTATCAGTTAACCGCCAGGCCATTTCGTGAATAGTACAAAGGGCGTTCTGCGCCCTTGATACTGTTTATGGAGCGACTATGACCCCGATTAAAGAATTAGGCGAATGCGTTATCGGTACCGGTGACCGGGAATTTTTTTTCCGGCCGTCGTTTCGCAACATGGCACGCATTGGAGAGCCGGAGGAAATTGTCCAGGCGTTCTATGACCTGTGCAATGACGAGGCGACGCCATTCGCGCAGCGCGCAGCTGAGGCCTATATCCGAGATGAGTACAGCCGCCTTCCTGATTGCGTCATGCGGTTTATGCAAAGCGGGCTACTGTCACGCAAAGCGATCATGGCGGCTCACACGGTACTGACAGCCTGCTGTGACGACGATATCGGCGATCTGGTTGGCTGGATGAAACCGGGGAAATCACGTAAGCGTGGCTTTGTCTGGCGCCCGGGCAGCATGCCGCCGGAAAGCATGGTCATCGTCGCGCAAAACCTGATGATGCACGGCATCATCGGTAAAGCGAAGGTGCGCAAGCTGCAGCGTTACGAAACGAATGAGACAACCGCAGAATTCCGCGCAGCCGACTACATCATGGCGGCCCGCAACCATTTCGGTATAAGCCGGGAAGAGGCTGAGAACCTCACGATGACAGAGTTCGCCATGATGATTAACGCCAAATACCCCAATCAGAACGGCTTCACGCGTGAAGAGTACGACACGGTTATGGACGAAGACGATCGCCGCTGGCAGGCGATGATGGAGCAGGAGCATTCCAGGACAAACCCCAAGAAGAATTAACCTCAGCACTAACCGAATATCAGCCTCGCATCCGCGGGGCTTTTTTGTATCCGTTTGTTCGTGAACGGCTAATGCCGACTCACTTCTGACGCGCCTCGCACGCGCATTTAACACAGAACCTTTCAGGATGACCCTTGAGGATGCCGGCTGGCTGTCGGTGCCTTCTGTGGGCCGGTTTCCTGTGCGACAAGGTTCATCACTCAAAGGTAAACCGATATGAAATATCCAACAGTAATTAATGGGTTAGACTTCCGCGATCTGATTTTTGTGGCCGATAACGATCCGGTAACTGACTCGTTTATGGTGGCTAAGGCATTTGGGAAACGTCCTGACAACGTCATTCGTGATATCGAAAAGACTATTAAGGCATGCCCGGAAGAGTTCGATACAAAACTCAATTTTGAGGTTTGCTATAAAAACAATGAGTTGCAGAACGGAAAGCCGCAGAAGTTCTATCGTCTCCGCAAAGATGGATTGATGCTTTTGGTTATGTCCTACACCAAAAAAGAGGCGATGCGTATCAAGATCGCCTACATCAACGCCTTCAACTGGATGTACGCGATGCTTCAGGTTGGGCGGCGCCAGTTTGAAGAAGAGCGTAACGCCGTCATGCTGGAGTACCTGAAAGAGAAGGATGTTGCCAGTATGTCTGGTCGCCTGCTGCGCCGGTGGGGGAAAGAGAAGAAGCCCCACCTACTTTCACGCATTGAGCAACTGGACAAACAAGGTCAGTTGGCATTGCCCGGCGTTCCAGACGCGCTTACCGAAGCATGAAACCCACAAATTCGTGGTTTTTGGATAGCCCACTCAGGTGGGCTTAGGCTTTATGAATGAATCAGAAATCAGCTAAAATCGACCACAACCAACTCCGTGAAGGGATGCATAATGACAAACCTCCCCTATGAATATTTCCTTGGTGCCGATGATGACCTCGTCGACTTTCTCGAAAAGCAAGGCGAGGAATGCATAAAAGAAATTGAGCAATCAAATGCAATAAACAAAGAGAACGGTTATAAACTGCTCGGCATCCTCATAGTCGGCGTCGGGTCTTCGTTTTTATTGCTGACGCAAAATAACCAACCTTATTTTATGACGTTGGGTATCGGTATTTTCATGTTGTACTGGGCCGCTTGCGCAATTTACCTGGTTTCAGGCGTGCTGTCTGTACAGGTACGTGCGCTCCTTAACTCAGCCCCAGCAGACCTTTACACTGAACTTTACAAGTCATTGGGGCCAGCGCATTACGAGGAGTTGGCCCAGAAAGGATTTCGGGCAGAGAGGACACCAATTTCAGTTATCCGGCGAATAAGACTGGCTAATCTCCATGATACGGCTGAAGAGTTGTGTGAGATAAATGAGCGCATCAGAACAAGGCTGGATAGAGCGAGGATCGCAACAATCCTCACTCCGGTTTGTGCATTAGCTATTTCTACTGTGGGCTATCTTTTTTTCTGACTTTGTCCGCAGAATTCCCAACAAATCGACGACCTAACGAGAAGTCGGTTGTGCGCCTACCTTCCTGTGGGGGTTGTGTGGTCTGCTGTTGCGGTGGTTGAGTGGTATCTTGCTTTGGTGGTTGATCGCTCATTTTGCCTTCCTATGGTTCGATTTGAGAACATCGAGTGCTTCGTTCTTAAGGTGCATCAGATGCACGCAGAAGAAGCATTAACCTACCCTGGAAGCTCACCGCCGAACATCCTGATAAACGATCAGGTGGTTTTGTCGTTCTCTCTGGATATAAGATCAGTTCATGGGAAAACTCGCAGCATGCTAGATTGCCTAGAGGTATTAATTATTGGTGATCTGGCGTGGACGATGAAAAATCAAGACAAAGAGAATTAGAACTGACGCTTCAAAGACGCTTAGAGAAGGTAACTCCGGACTTACTTTCTGAATTTTTATTCAAGCGGGGCATAGAGGTGTTCAGGTGCCTTTTGTGCGGAAGTGAGGATATTGGCATCCCTCAATGCAATGTGCATCAGTCAGGGCCTGACGGTGCGTCGTCACGATCTTTTGTCGATTACATAAAGTTAGATGCGGGTGGTCCTAGGTTTTCTCTCATGCACTACCAGTATCGGATCATTTGCCGAAACTGTGGATTTACGCATCATGTCGCTGTTTGGCCAGTATTAAAATGGATTGAGGATGGTGATAACGATGCCAAGTAGAGAAAGGGATCCTGATGTTTCATATATGGCTGACTACCCAAGATTCAATGGTCGCGGTGGTGGTGGCGGAGGTGGTGACATGCATGACAGGATTACCCGTATTGAGACGGTTGCTGAAAACCAGGAGAAGCTAATTAGCGATACAAGAGCTGATTTGCGTGGCATTCGGTCTGACATGAAGTCCATGGAAAACAGGATTGTTGACAAAATGGACGAAAATCAGAAGTGGCTGGTTGGCCTTTTGGTATCGGCAATACTGGTGCCTTTGTTCATCGCGTTGGTTACTAAGTAGCGCTGCGGCGGGTTTTGTCGTTCCCCCGCATCCCTGCTAATCTGTCGAAAACAAACCAATGGGGATAGGGATATGAGGAAGTTTCTGTTAGTGGCTTCGCTTTCGTTGGCATTCAGCGCAGCGGCGTCAACAAGCTATACAAAAGAACAGCTTAATTCAATGGCCGCATCAGGGCAGTATCCTGAGCAAGAGTCTCCCGTAACTAAAAGTGTGCAAGTGGTTGATTTTGATCACTGCAAACAAGATGCGTATAACATTTTTAGCCAGATTAGTGATAGTTATCCGGCCAATGTAATAGTAGATACGAACGTTCTTTACATAGTTAAATTCTGGACCAACGATGGAACAGTTATGATTTCCTGTTCTGAACCAGATGGGAAAAAGGTTGTAACGTCGTCTGCTTACAAATAAAGGCCATTAAAATGATGAATGAGAAGTCTATTCATAAAGAGTGCGGGGTAGCGATGTGAGGCGGTTAATCATTATCGGGCTACTTTTCTTGTCACACTTTTGTTATGCAAAATCTGATACTCAGATCATTAATGATGCAAAAGAGGCAGTAAGAAAAGAGCTATCTCAGAAGTATAAGCCGGGAGACTGCGAAAGATGGCGATTACTTGAGGCTAGCGGTAAAGCCAGAAGTGGCTCTGCTGTCATTATTTGTGACAGTAATTTCAACCCATTGTTAGGACTGGATTTCTCAGAGATAAAGGTTTTCAGGAATGAAAGCTCAAACGCTGTCTGTGGTATTGTCTCGGGACATACCGATATAAGTAAAATTGGAGGTCGGTTCGTTTATACAGATGGTGATGCAGGGCATGTTTTCATTAAGAAATCAAAAGAGCCTGCTTTCTTATCTGATAAGAGCGAGAGCGGTCGCAATATGTTGAAGTTACTGGATCAACAATTAAAAATTGAGTCCAGAAGCTGCGGCTAATGCAGAGTACGTAATTGGCAAATAATTACGAAACTTTCGTAGACAACACAAACCTCGCTCCGGCGGGGTTTTTTATTGCCCGGAGAAAGGTATGGCTGAAGGTGAAAATCTTGGCGGAGTCTACATTGAGATTGAGGCCGATGTTGCAAAATTGCTTACTGGTCAGCAGCAGGCGAATAAAGCTCTAGATAACATTGGCGATAATGCACAAAAAACATCAGGGCAATTCAAAAAGCTTGATACGCAACTTAATGCGACCTCGAAAGTGATGTCTTCAGGGTTGAAGGGAAGCGTTCAGCAGGCAGGTTATCAGATCCAGGACTTCATCGTTCAGGTCCAAGGTGGTCAATCTGCATTGGTAGCATTTAGTCAGCAAGGGTCGCAGCTGGCTGGGGCATTCGGGCCGGGTGGTGCTATCGTCGGGGCGCTAATCGCGCTTGGAACTGTTGTTGCAGGGACTTTAATTTCTTCTCTTAATGGTGGCAAAAGTGCAATGGATGCGCTTAAAGATGCCGCCGAGAGGATGAATGATGTTATCTCTATTTCTACTCAGGGTATCGCTGCACTTTCTGACAAATACGCAAACCTTGCTAGAGTGAATGCTACCGCTGCAACATTACTCAGAAATCAGGCTGCGATTGAATACAATCAGGCAATTTCAAAGATACCTAAAGCCATCGGTGATGCCGCTGACTCCTTCCTTTCATTTGGCGATAAAGCTATTTCAGCTTTTGGTGGTGGGTATGCATCAATTGACGGATTCAACGATCGGCTTAAGTCGCTAAATATCACGACAGATGATTACAAATCGGCGATGAATCAGGCGTATGGCGCGGGACAGGCGTTCTCGGCAACAGCCAATAGCATCGGCAATACTGTCGGTGCCGTAGCCTCTAGATTGGGTATTTCTGAAGAGGCGGCGTTTGGTCTTACTAAGCAACTCGCCGATCTAAGCGATAACCCATCACCTCAGGCTCTGCAGACTTTAGCGTTAAGAATTGGCGATATGATTTCGTCATCAAAAAACGCCAAGCCGGAGTTAGTAGAGCTTTACAACAAGATAGTAGACCTTTCCACCGGAGCATCTCAGGCGGCCTTTAACTTTGAAATGTTGAAGAAGTCCACTGATAACCTAACCGCCGGGCAAAAAAGCTTAATTCAGCAGTCCGAGAGGAATCTGGCGCTCTCTAAACTACAAGGTGCCGCAAGGGCAAAATTAGCGGCTCAATATGCAGCTGAGGACGCGGGATTCTCGAAAGACGATCCGCACACTAAGCGAATGATGGATGATGCTGCCGCGACTTACACCAATCTCGATTCGCATAAGAAGCTGACAGCGGAGCAGAAGAAAGGTGAGAGTCAGGCAGAGAGAAATGCAAAAGTTGTTGAAGAGTACAGCCAGAAAGCGAAATTGGCCGCCGATTCGATAAGCGAACTCTCGCGCGAACAGGCAATACTGGCAGCAAAACAGAAGTTAACGAACGCCACACCACAACAGGTTGCTCAAGTTGAACGTGATGCGGCGGCTGCATGGGATACGGCGAACGCCCTTAAAGCCCAGGCCGCTGCACAAAAGCTCCTCCCTGAAACAAGAGAGAACGCCTCTTATCAGCAGGATATGAAGGATCTTAAAACTGCTCTTGATGGGAAAAGGATAACCCAGCAGCAATATGACCAAACCAGTGAGCAGTTAGAGGCTCAGCACCAGGCCAACCTTGCCAAAATACGCTCGCAGCAGGTGGTTACCCCCACCCAGCAGGCACTTGCCGAAGTTGACCCGGTGCAGCAACTCGCTAACCAGCACGCGCAGGAGCTGGCGCTGATTCAGCAGTTTGAGCAGCAGGGCGTTTTGGCCCATCAGAACGCGCTGGCCCTCAAAAACGCAGCCGACACGCAGTACGAGCAGCAGCGGATCGCAGCTCAATGGGAAATCCTCAGCCAGCAAAGCCTCGGCTATAACATGCTGACGAGTGCGGTTGATGCCTTTAGCGGGAATGCCTCCAATGCAATCACCGGCCTGCTAACCGGCACAATGTCAGCACAGGAGGCTATGAGTTCCCTCAGCAACACCATTCTGAACAGTGTGATTAACAGCATCGTCCAGGTAGGTGTGGAGATGCTGAAAAACTTTATCATCGGGCAGACAATCGGGGCTGCATCCACTGCAAATGGGTTGATACAGGCAGCGCTGCTGACAAACGCATGGACTCCAGCAGCCTATGCCGCCTCCGTGGCGACAGGTGGTGCAGCCGCAAAAGTGGGGGCCGTGGCCTATGGTTCTGGGCTGGCAACATCAATGGCTCTAAGCACTGTATCTGGTGCTCGCTACAATGGCGGCCCGGTATCAGCCGGCGGCCTGTATCAGGTCGGCGAGAAAGGTAAACCAGAGATTTACCAGGCCAGCACCGGCAAGCAGTACATGATCCCTGGCGATAACGGGAAGGTCATCAGCAATAAGGATATGCAGTCAGGAGGAGGGGTCAGCGTGCAGGTGAACGTCATCAACCAGTCTACCGGCGCCACCGTACAGAGTGCCGACGGCTATATGCAGGACGGTAGCGCAGTGGTGGACTTGCTGATCACCGATATGGAAAGAGGCGGCCCGGTATCCTCTCAGATGCAGCAGACATTTGGACTAAGCCGCAAAGCGCAAGGTGCTTACTAAACCAAACCCGCTCCGGCGGGTTTTTTTATGCCCGGAGGAAACGTGGCAACAGTTCAATACCCTCCGTTCCTGCCGCTTCCCCAGCGCGCCGATCAGAACATGAAGCAGGATACAGCCTGGCAGACGACGCAGACGGCGGTCGGTCCATTGATAATCACGCCGATCACCACGGACCTGAAAGCGACATGGACGCTGCAGTGGATATTCACGCTTGCCCAGGCCGAGCGGTTTAAGTCGTGGCTGCGCTCGCCGACATACTGCGATCGCGGGCGTAACTGGTTCCAGATGCCAATCGACCTCGGTGATACGCAGGGCGTTCAGCAGCAGACTCTGCATTTCGTCGACATGCCGGTGCAGACCAGCAAAAACGGCAACATTGTCACCTGGACCGCAACGGTCATCAGCAACGGTATCGAGGACATTACTGAGGACTACGACGACTGGATTGTTGAGGCCCAGCCTGGCTACGGATACTGGCTGGATTACCTGATCACCGAAGTGATGCCGAGGGCCGACTGATGCCGACATTGAGAGAGTGGAAGGAGCGGCGGCCAGCCAGCGATATCAAACAGACGGTGGAGTTTTATCACCCTGCGTTTGGTTATTACCGGGTGGTCAATAACCTGTTTCGCCCGGCGACGTTTGGCGGAAACTCATTCGAGCCTGCGCGGTTCAGCGTGACCGAGCCGGCGCAGGACGGAACGGCGGTCATATCCATGACGATCACTTTTGTCGCCGCGACGGAAAATGTCCGGCAGACACTGAAAAGCTGGCGCGGGGCGGCGCGCATGACGCCGATAAAATGCCTGTATCAGCAGTGGAATGCGATCGGTGACACTACATCCCTGAAAGATTGGGCGCTTTACGTGAACGACATTTCAGCCGATGCCAGCAACGTCACTGTGACCGCCGGTAAGACCAATCCGCTGACGCTGGCCAACTCAATCATTTACACCACGAAAGACTATCCCGGGCTAATCACCGTATGACACAGAGCGACTTTATCGGGCTTGTTAACGGCAAGCCCTGGGCTAACCGCGCCTGCAGTTTTGAGCAGATGGATTGCTGGGGACTCGTCGTTTTGTATTACCGGCATGTGCTGGGTCTGGAGCTACATCACATCGCCGGCTACGAATCGGGCGCAGAGTTCATCACCTGCTACGAACAGGAGCGCGCCCACTGGCGGCGTGTGCCGGTGGCGGTAACCGGATGCATCGCCGTTTTTTACCGCGGCGAAGTGCCGGCGCATATCGGAGTGATGATTAGCCAGGTGAAATGCCTGCATGCCCGCGGCGAATTTGGTTTCGTACGCTGCGACAGCCCGCTGGCATTACTGAAGGTTTACAGCAAAGTGGAGTACATGGTGCATGGTTCGATATGAGTTACAGAGGCTGCCTGGCGCGCCGCTGCAGCGGGGGACGGTAGATTCCGGCACCACACTGATTAGCCTGCTGGATTCTCTACAGTTACACCGCGATCTGGTCGTTAAACTGAATGGTCGCGCGCTGCCGGAAGACTACGATATCAGCCGGCCACTGCGATCTGGCGACGTCGTGGCTGTGTTCGACCAGCCAGAGGGCGGGGTAGGCAAACTCATCACCACGATATTGCGTCCGGTAACGAAAATCCTCTCCGGCGCACTGAAGGTGTTCGGCCTGTCAAATAAGCCCAGTGCGTCAGTATCGGTGGCGACAGGCGAATCCCCCAATAACGACCTGACCGGCCAGACGAACCGCGCGCGACTCTACAAGGGGCGCCCGAACATTTACGGCCAGTGCCGCGTCTTTCCTGACCTGATTCAGGAGGCGCTGTTCGAGTTTGTCGACAATAACAAACAGCTTACGGAGTGGTTCGAGGTCGGTTACGGCCGGTACACTATCTCCTCAATTCGCTACTCGGAATCGAACCTCGGCAGCCTGGCGGGCGCCAGTTCTGCGATTTATAACCCGGGTGACGTGATCGGCACGATTGAAGTCGGCTATCAGTTCGATGACGTCGATAACGAGACAGTCCCCGGCCTGAACGAAAGTCAGGACTTCCCGGCCCAGACAGCGACCACGACGACGCCGACATCGGTGGCGATCGAGAGTAATCAGCTCAAAGCCATTGTGCTGTCGAACGATGACAACTTTGCCTACTTTGCAGCGCTGGCGGTACCGCATCCTGTGTCATTCGTCATCAATGCCACCTGGAATGATGGCGGTACAAGCGTCACACGAAACGTCACCGGCGCCGGGAATATCATCTCCTCGGAGAGCTTTATCGGCGACGATACGCTTTCTTACACGACGTTCTATATCGGCGAACTGTCGGGAGAAATTACGTCTCTGCCGGGCAATGCTGTCATCAACGCGACTCTGTTCACACTGAACGACCAGACACCACTTGTTATCGGGCCGTCAGTGTCGCCGATCGTCTCCACTCAGGTCTGGGTGCATGTGCTGGTCCAGCTCGGCGCGACGGCTGGCACAACGCAATACCGGATCAAGTTCTGGCAGGTCGATGACGACAACAATCAGGTGCCGGGTACGTCAGAACAGCACGATTATTTCTTCGATAACGACTTTCAGGTGACGACGCGCTATTTCCGCACTACGCATAAGTTCGTCCCGGCAGCCGGGGCAGGGCGCTATGCGGTGACCATCGAGCGCCTCGACAACAGCAATGACGCCAACGTCGTGACGCTGATGGCGATCCACGCGGTTAACGTGCGCGAAAACGTTGTTTATCCGGAGGACACGATTGCCCGCATCACGATCAAAGGCTCGAACGACAGCAACAGCAACCGCGAGCAGAAGTACAACATGCTGGCGCAGCGGCATACCATCAGCTACGACCGGACAACCGGCGCGGTCGACTACACGCTCCGCCCAAGCCGCTCGTTTGCTGATGCCATCCTTCACGAATGGGTGGTTGTCGGTAAGCAGGACGTAGCCAGTATTGACGTCGCGGCGCTGTATGCCATTGCCGATTCGCTGCCAGATGAGGCGCTTGGGTATTTCGATTACACCTTCTCGGATGAGAAGCAGCCTCTTGGTGAGCGCATAGCGACGATCGCCAATGTGGCCCGCGTTGACGGCAATAACATCGGCGATGTGCTGACGTTCTGGCGTGATGAGAGGGTGGCAAATCCCGATGCGGTATTTGCGCGCTCAAACATGTTCTGGGACGAGTACAAAGTCGCCTGGCGAATGTCTCTCCCTGGTGGTTACGACGGCGTGGCGCTGGATTACGTCGACCCGCTGACGAACAAGAAGGCGTACATCTATCTGCAGATCGACAGCAGCGGCATCACTGAGGTAGAGGATGCCACGGTTAATGCGATGCAGATCAGCCTGGACGGCTGCCGCAACGCCATTCAGGCAACCGATCGGGCCTGGCTTGAGGCGAGAAAAATCCTTTATTCACGCCTGACCATGACGGTGAAAGTGCTGGAGTCGACGCAGGTGGTGCGAGGTACGGTGGTTCAGTGTCCGGACATGTACGACAACGCGCAGCAGACCGGCTACATCACATGGCGATCCGGGGAGGTGTTCTCGACCTCGGAGCGTATCGACTTTTCCCTCGGCGATATGTGGGTGGTGATGACCGACAGCCTCGGAAATTACCGCGGGCGCTGGCGAGCTTATCCGGTAAGTGGCAAGCCCAAAGCATTCCATGCTGCAGCCGATACCTTCGATCTGAACATTTATGACCGCGAAAATGTGCAAAACCCCAGCCGGTATTTCATCGCTACCGACTCGGAACTCAACTCCACAATCTGGCGCGTCGATAGCGCCAAACCCAACGGTGACGATACTCAAACGCTATCCCTGACTGAGTATTCAGACTCGATTTATCCGTAACACACAGCAGTAATTACCAACCTTCGCGCACACCATCAGATTCACTTCTGAGGGCCTCGTGCGCCTTTTATAGGGCGACATGCACAATGGCAGAAGTACCGTTACCAACTCCAACCGACAATCAGGTACCCAGCACTGATATCAGGGACGCAGTTTATGCCGGCGCCATGCTGGATAAGGTTGTTACCAGCACCGAACTGAAATACACCGATCGCCTGGGCGGTGAGCACTACACCGTAGATGGAATGAAGGCGGAAGGGGATAAAGTTGTCGAAGAAACCCGGCAGAACCTGATCCCTCTCAGCCGGCAGTATATGACCATTGCAGATGCTCAGGCAGACATCGCGAATATTCCGTCAGGTTCAACAACTTATGTCCGCAGTCAGGACGGAAGCTCTCTGGCCGATGAGTACATCAACAATGGCGGCACCCTGACTGCTACCGGACGGAAGATGCCATCCGGGGACGCAGTCGAACTCATGTCAGATACCGTTCAGCGTTTAATGACGGCGCTGCACGTTATGGCGGAGGGCGGCACAAGCTCTGGTTCAGGTAGTGAAAGCAGCGATACTGTGCAGGGATTGATGACCGGATTCAACGTACTGGCGGAGTCCTTTAATAACCTTTCAGTGGAAAGTCAGAAAAATGCCTCCGGCCTGTCCGCCCTGGTCTCATCCGTCCAGATCTGCACTGAAGCACTGAATACGCTGGCGGCCCGGGTCGTTACCCCAGACGGCGCGTCGCAGTATGACTATATGGCATTTTCCACGCCCGGTACAGTCAACGCCAGTAACGGGACGTTCGGTAGCAACACCCAATTCCGCAGGACCGGGATGATCCCGGTTCGCAAGGGCGACGTTGTGCGCCTTACCGTTCACACCGCAACGACAGTCGCAGGCCACGCCGCCGCATTATATGACACAGCGGGAACATATGTGGGACCCCTGGGGATCATGTGCGGGACGTATGCGGCATATAAGGCGCGGTATTACCAGTGTGAAATTACCCAGGATGGGTTTGTTGTCGCAAACACACTGGACCAAAGCGCGTCCCCTTCTGCAGATGTAACTGGTGCGTCACTGACGATTGACCATCGTCTTCGTGGCCGGGAAGCAGACACGGTTATTAAGCTGACAAAGTCTGATTTGATCCCGGTCCGCCTGGATAACGGGAACATCAACGCCAGTTCACTCACCCAGGACGGAATCGTTAACTATTCCACCGGGCTGTATTCCTGCACCGGCGGCAGACTCCTGTTCAGCGGTTTACCTGTGGCCTCATCTCCGGGCCAGAGCAGCAGCCTCTACAACGTCGTGTTTTATGACGCCGCTAAAGCGCTGATCGCGTACCGGCCTGTATTCTCCAGTTCGGGTTATGTGATTATCCCTGAAAATGCCGCATACTGGGCGCAGCAGATAATCACCGACAGAACGCCGAACTGGTCCGAAGTCTCAATCGTTTATTACAACTATGTTTACAAGGATGAGCTACACAAGCTGCTGTCGTCAGAACGCGAGCGCCTCGGACTGAACTATCCCAACGAATATTGGCTGCAGGATTTCAGCGGCGCTACCGATATTGAGTGGATCCAGAACGCAATGGACTGGGTGCATGATGCTGGCGGCGGGTGGTTGATAATATCATCCGATTATGTAAAGCGGCAGTTCATCATCTCCGAAGCGGTTATCCACCGCAGCAATGTGTGGGTAGTTCTCGATGGTGTCGAGATTAAGCTGCAGGACGGCGTGCATGACAACCTGTTTCGCGCTGCTGGGGTTATTGTCAATCCCGCCGACCCGTTTGGTCTGTGCCTGGACCTGGAAATTACGGACAATGTCCGTCTGATTGGCACGGGATACCCGAAGTTAAGTGGTGCCGATGTGCCGTATTATGCGGATATCCCCGCAGGAACTGGGCCGCGCTACTGGATCGGCGACGAATATGGATGGCGCGGCACCGGGCTGATTTATTACGGCACGCAGAACTTTGAGATTGGCGGCTTTAAGCTCCAGAACGTAAAAAACTGGGGGACTGATTTCGGGTATGGTTCTAAAAATGGCTATATCCACGATATTGACCTGTGGCAGCCGAACAAAAACGGCGACGGGATCCACTTCACCAACGGTGCCAGCCACATGCGTGTCCGCCAGATTTTCGGCTACGCACGCGACGACTGCCTAGCTATGGTTAACAGTGATGATTCCCTGGTTTACGGCCCCGATAAGACCCCGACGGAAGGTTCGATTCGTCAGTGGATTTATCCGACCTGTCCTTTCTGGTATGGCTGGGCGGGCAATGAGGCGGTGGGAACCAGTAACGATATCCATGACATCACTGCCACAAATATCGGGCTAACGGGTAATGAACAGGTCAGCACCATTCTGACCACGCAGTTTAAAATCTACAACGTGACGATCAGCGGTATCAGTAGTGTTAACTTCATGACGCCTGGTCGTGGCTGGGATGAGGTTAATGCAATACTGAAATCGTATGCCGGGTTCGGGGATGCTTCCCGCTATCAGGCAGGAAATGTCAGTAACATCCGCATTAATAACATCATTGAGTGCGCATCAAAAAATTACAGTATCGATATAACGCTGGAAGGGCGGGATATCCGCATCAACCGGTATATGAAACTGGACACCCGTGCGAAAACAAAAGGCGCGCTGAATATCAGCAGCTCGGCGGCCCCGTATGTGACAACCTCTAACATCGTGGAATAAACAGATGACTATATTGATTCAGGATTCATTACGTCGCGCCGTTGAAGCGGCCTCCCGCGGTGCGCAGACCGTGCTTTATACCCGGTCTGGCGACCCGTCGTTTGTGAATATCATCCCCAAGTTTGACGTCAGCACGATTGATGCCTCGTTAGGTTCGGGAACGCATCCGGCCTTTATTGTGAATGGCGTCGAGGTTGATCAGATTTACGTTGGTGCGTATCCGGGCTGTATCGTTAACGGCCAACTGCTGTCCCTTCCGGACCGGATACCCGCCACGTCGGTGGCATATGATACGGGCATCGGTCTCGCCCGGGCGGCCGGCATCGGCTGGCACGCCATGACAAACGCGGAATGGGCGGCGATCGCTTTGTTGTGCTATGCACAGGGGCAATCACCGCGCGGCAATACCAGTTGGGGGCTGTCATCGGATAACCCCAGCGAGAAGGGGCGGCGGGCAGACGGGCGGGCCGCCGGGACCGAATCCGGAACGGGTCTGACGCTGACCGGCTCCGGTCCTGTCAGCTGGCGGCACAACCGTGACTATGCAGGCATTGCAGACCTGGCAGGCAACATTTGGGAGACCGTTACCGGGGTCCGTTTCTGCGGTGGCGAGCTGCAGATAATGGTCAATAACGACGCCGCGCTTTACACCACCGACCACACGTTATCCTCAACGGCATGGAAAGCCATTAGTGGGGTAGATGGGTCTCTTCTTACGCCGACTGGCACCGGAACGCCGGGAACAGATTCGTATGTTCCAACTACGCCTAACTCAGTTCGTATCGGCCTTTCGGGGACCGGGAATTACACACTGATTTATGGTGAAAATACGCTGTTCACCAGTGCCACGAACCCCGGGGCTACGCCGGTATCCGATGTCGCGCTAAGGGTTCTGCGCCGACTGATGTTGTTCCCGCTGCCGGGTCTGATTTCCGACGACTCCTTATCGTATAAAGCGGGCGGGGAGGTCATGACACTCCGCGGCGGGGCGTATACCAACGGGGCTGGCGGGGGCATCAACGCGCTACTCGCTAACCGTGGGCGCACATCAGTAGGAGCTGCTAACTCTGGTGTCCGTCCGGTATATTACAAGCCTTGAAATTAATGCGCCGCAAGGCGCATTCTCCTGGTCTCCCGACGTGGTGGAAGGGTGTGTTTATGCGGATTATCTTCAAAAAACCGAAATGGTCCCTCTTGTTATTTACTAAACTGATGACCGTAGCGATATTGACTCATTTATGTGGTATTGGATGGGGCATTATGGCTGTTTTGATTATAGATTCGCTCCACGTCATTATTGCACGCCGTAATTAAAAACAGCGGCTGTCATGAAAATTGATAGCCGCTCTTTCATCGCCAGGGGTAGAGAAGCGATCGAGGGGGATGCTCTCGATGATGTCACTGTCATCGGGGTTGTGACGTTTACTATCTGCGATGTGCGCCAGGACAACGACGTTGTTTAGTTGCAGCCTGGCGTGCCGGTGGTGCTGATTACATCATGGCGTAAGAGTTTACTCTCCCGTGCGCCTATCAATATAATCAGCCCACCACTGCATCATTTCCCTTCGTTTATCCAGATACTGAGCATGGTTGTAAATTCCACGGATTGAGCCGCTGGCGGTGTGCGCGAGTTGTTTTTCAATCGCGTCTGCCGGCCAGCCATGCTCATTCATTATTGTGCTGAACTGATGGCGGAATCCGTGCCCGCTCGCCAGCCCTTCATAGCCAATCTGCCTGATAACCAATAATACGGCGTTCTCGCTGATAGGCTTTTTCTTGTCATTACGGCCAGCGAACACAAAAGAGGAAACAGGGCCTGTGATCGGCTTGAGGGTGTTAAGGAGATTTATTACCTGATCTGACATCGGAACCACATGGACGCGGCGCCCCTTCATTACTTCTTCGTCGATGGTTATCATCCTGTTTTCAAAGTCGATGTTTTCCCATTGCATAGAACGGAGTTCTTTTGTCCGCAGCGCTGTATATTGCAAAACCTGCGTGGCAATTTTCGAAATAATACTTCCGGAAAAACCAGATAGAGCATTATTGAATGCCGGTATCTGATCTGCTGGAAGGAAAGGATAATTTTTCTTTCTATATCCCTTCATGGCATCAGCAAGGTCAGGAGCCGGATTATATTTGGCCCTGCCTGTAACGATCGCATACCTGAATACCTCGCCACATCTTCTTCTGGCTTTATTTGCCCTTTCCATTGCCCCACGTTCTTCAAACCTCCGGATCACATCCAGTATCTGCATCGGCTCAATGTCCTGAATTTCCAGATATCCGATCATCGGCAGAATATCGTCACGGAACATGCGAGAAAGTTCATCCGCATATCCTTCTGACCAAACCTGCCGTTTATGGTCGTACCATTCATGATAAATAGCTGAAAATGAATTGTCCTTCACAGACAACTTTTTGGCCTTAACCGGATCGACCCCGACAGAGACATCCTTCCTTGCAGTCCACGCTTTATCCCTGGCTTCCTGCAGTGACATGAGAGGGTATTTGCCCACAGTCAGCACCTTCTCTTTGCCGTCGAGCTTGTAGCGCAGCTGCCACACCTTTTTGCCAGACACCGGGACGTACAGGTACAGGCCGTTGCTGTCGAGCATGCGGTATGGTTTGTCTTTAGGCTTGGCGGCCTCTATCTGCTTAACGGTGAGCAT